GTTTTTTTTGTAACTCAAATCGTCTTTCTGCGTCCTTTTTGTCCCCACTAAACGCAATAGGCTCAAAGTGCTGTATCCCGTCAATCTCAATTAAACAATCGTATTGCGGCAAGTAAAAATCAAATGGCAATGGTTTAATGTCTTTACAAGCATTAAATCTATACTCGGATTTATATTCAATACTATTTTGTATCAAATATTCCTCAAACCTCTTTTCATACGACGACTGTGTTTGTGAACAAGTTGCACACCTATCTCTTCCGTCCATCCACTTATAAACACTTCTTACAAATTCATTTCCACATGAACAACGAAATAACACTTTCGTATGAGTTGCTGACTTATCTACAATAGAAACGGGAGTAGATGATAAACCATTATCTTTCCCGTATATAGATAAATTATAAAGAAAGAATTTTTCATTAGAAAACACATTAAATGCTTGTGGATTTTTAGATGCAGCGCGTATATTCGTATGAATCCGATATCCCGTTTTAACATCTTCTATATCAATGAATGAATCCGCAGTTAAATAATCAATCTCGCTAATAATAGAATACCGCGAAATATCTATTCTGCTAATCCATTTATTTGTAAATGATTTTCTATGCCTTTTTGTTTGTATTTTTCTAGCACATTCTTTACAACACAAACATTCTTCATTATTTAATATGTGTTCTATTGTTTTAGAAAATGAATGTTCATTCGCGTCAATCATATCAACTACAATTCGATGTTTGCCGCTCTTTTTAACACATTTGGCATCTACAAATTGCACACGTTCGTCTTTTCGATATATCAACTCACAAATGTTGTTTTTGTAGAATGGATTTTTAACCCCAAATATAATTGGCTTATGTCCACTTTTAAAACTAGTAAAGCTAGTGATCGATTTATAGCCATCTCGCTCAATAGTTAGATTATCATGTGTCCCAGTATAATGAGATAACAATTGCCATCCACCATTGTCTATTAGATATTGTTTTACATATTCTTCTGATATTTTTTTCACTTTATTAAACTCCTTATATTTTCATATAATGTTCAGACCATATCTTGACCGCACATATGCAGTCTGTTCCGCTTCGGCGCACTTGCGCCTATCCTATATAGGATGGTCGTTGAACCTTCCTCCTTGCTCTTAGGAGGCTTGGATGCTGGTTTTCTCGATGTCTTTATCTTTTTTACTATACCTTGGTCATTACTCCTTGCCGCCACACATATTACTATTGTGGTTTAGTAGATAAAGTATTGCAAGACGTTCCAGTCAATTCAAAACATTTTTACCGCAACCCACAAATTAAGCTGCGTCCGGTCATAATTTCTGTACCAGCTGTGACCAATCCGATGATTTCAGAAAATTCATTGCCATAAGTAGCCATACCACTAGATGCAATTTCCATTGCTTGTGATAAATCGTTAGTGCCTACACTAAAATTGTTTGCCACTTCATTATATGCGTCAATTACTTCTGTAGCAAAACTAGCATCTTCGCCAAATGCACGAATCTGAGATGTAATAGATGCGGCCGCATCTTCTGCTGAAATAGCCGTATCAGCTACGTTTTGGTACATTGCAGCAACGGTCGCCAACGATGCTGCATCTTGGTCATTAAATCCAGATTTTCTAAATTGTGCCGCAGCAGACACCATGTCTGACAGTTACAAATTATTCAATAAATCCCCAATCATCATATTGCTTCTGTTCTTCTTCGGACTGTCTCTGTAGCTCTTGATAATATTCTGGACTATGCTTATCGTATTCCTTTGTTAATTTCTCAAGATTTTCATCGAGAGGAACACCAATAAGCCATCTCAATCCAAAACCAAACATCTTGCATACCGCCCAAAAAACAACGCCTAAAATAAGAATGGTCATGTGATATCTCTCCTTTGCTATTTTGTAATACCACTATAGCACATATTGAATAATTTGTCAAGGGGTTTTCAAGCCCTTCCTGAATATTTCTTCACCCTATATGTTTGGAGGGTCGCCCTGTATATTCGATTGACACACCGCTCATCACGGCTTCGCGCCCAATCTGCCCTTTTATCATACATTATTTATGATGGATTCTTTAGGTTTTTCAACCATGGAATCATCCTTATCGTCTTTCTGCTTTCGCACTAATTATTCATTACTAATGAACATATCACACTCAGGCATATCTCATCCTCATGTTGTAGTGATAAGGCTCTTGAGGCTTTCAAGGGTTTAGGGGCTGTTCTCTATGCACATTTACCATCTGTACATACCGGCTCAGACCGATTTGGTTTACCGGTTCTTGCGACACTTTGACCTGCCTTTGTTAATTTGTCTACATAAGAATCTAATGACGCACCGGACAAGTCAGAAACTTTCTTGAAATCTGTTATTGCAGAATCAAGTTCTCTAACTTGTTCAACCATAGATGAAATGACTTGAATACTTCTTCTGAATACATCATTAGCTACTTGATAAGTTAATGATAAATCGTCTCCAGCGTTTTTTAATTCTTTTGCAGAAGCCGACGCATCTTTCATATTTTTAGCGCCACTTTTTGCACTAGAACTATCAACATCTATTTTGTATTTATGTCCTTTTAGCTGATTCTCTAAATCTTTTAGATTAAGTTCAGCGTCTACGAGTATTGAATATTGAGATTGTCTACCCATTCATCACACTCCCTTTTTTGATTTGTGAATAGGCCACAAGGATTCCCTCTGCGCAATCATCTTCATTTTTTTTGCTACTTGGGGCAACCCATGCTAAATTTAGTCCAAATTCTTCATTCGCCATCTCTATGGCTTTTTTCTTCAGAACATCTCTTTGCAATCCAGCTCTTGTGCCGTCAAAGAGATTAAGGTCGCCACGCCATTTGCTTGGCATCAAGAAGCATGGCCTTATCTCGAAGCCAGCGCATAGTGCTAAAATCACGCCTTGTACCGCACCCAATTTCTCTATAGTTGACGCGCCTTTCTTTAGTGGTACTTCCTCAGCATAGAGAATCGTCGGCTCATACCGTCTAAATATTTTTGATAATTCCATAGTAAGCATCATTACTCTATCATGCCAATCATCCCCTTTGGGTTTAATTGTACCATATGCAATGAGCCTCCCGTCATCAAATATAGACCATCCAGTAGATGACGTGCTAGCATCAAGTCCACATATCACCATGTTAACTTTCCTCAACGTGAAGCGGCGTATTATGCATCTTGACATTTAATCCCGCCATTTGCATACCCTCTTTCATCCATTGTTTAATTTTACGTTTCCCTATACGTTTTACCAATGCTGTCCATGCGTCGCGCTTTTTTGGGAAATTGTCTCCAAATGCACTACCCCATTTTATTGCGCCATAAATAATATCAGCTAGATACTGTCTTGCATCTACATTAAAATAGTCCCCAGCAACACCAATATGTTGCCCGTAATTTGATGCGTAATGATATGGGCTACCCATATTCATTGATTCTGGGCTATAGTAAAATTCGCTTGTTGCCGTAGAGCCTCTTCGCAAATTATGACTTCCGCTCGTATAATTCCAAGCCTCTTTAAATTCTCCGCTTCTATTGTATGCTGTTGGATGATAAGCCTCATATACTACTACACGAACAACTTCTCTATTTTCGTTCCATATTTTTTGAACAACGTAATCCGTCGCTTTTTGTAACGGTGCGGCTAGCATCTGATATAATTCCGCTTCACTTTTTGCCGTCGGCATTTCCAGACACCTCTAGTAATTCATTCATCTTCTTGCTAAATTCTGGAATCTCGTTGGAAATTTTAATTAAAATTCTAATCGGATTTTCTTCATATGCAATCGCAGTATCAACGTCTTTATAGTTTTCAATAGAAGATTTTACTTTATCAATAAAACCTGTCTTTAACCAATAATCGTGCCCCTTTTCTGAAATCTCCTCGTCAGTAATATCCGTAGCATAATGCATCAAAAGCATATCAATATTTTGTTGCTTTTCTGCCCAATTCTCGGCGTTCTTTGTGCTATTTGCAATTGCCTGCACCTGTGCATAGGTTAAATAATTTTCAATTTTAATGTCATCAAGCATATTATTTTCCTCCCAATTTCCCAATTAGCTTATATTCGCCATTGCTCTTTTTTAACTTTACATATTTTGGTGTTTCTTTAAAAATATTTTTCAATACAATCGTTTTGTCTTGTACTTCTATATACAAGTCTCCGTGTCTTTCAAAGCACACCTCATAATATCCTTTTGGAATAACGTATTTTCTTTTTACGTTGCAATTATCGCCATCTTTTAAATATTTATAAATATTTAATTTAGAACACCAGTAAGTAAACGGGCATCTTTCTTTTTGTATTTTACAAATTCCATTATTTAAATACTCACACATTGTAATCACCTTAAAAATTAAAAAATAAGGGAGCCAATTATAGCTCCCTTATTTTAATATGATTAACTGTCAGAAACAGTTACCTTAACGTATGCAGGTTCTACCTTTGCAGGTGCATTTTTTAAAGTAACGGAAACAACTGCAACACCCGCTTGATTACCAGAAGTAATCTTGCCGGTAGCATCAACGGTTGTATCGATTGCGGTAGAAGCTGGCGTAGTTTCAACTGCAAAAGTAAAATTATCGTTAGAATAAATCTTAGATGCAGTATTACCACCAAATACAGCACGTACTCTTAGCGTTTCAGAATCGGTCTTGCCAATTTCAACGTCGCCGTTATCAACTGCAATCGCAACAACATCATCCTGCCACTTTGTACCAAAAATTTCCTGAGTCATAGTACCGTAGATAGGCGCTTCTTCGCAAGACGCACTATTATCATAAGCAAGCGCGGAACCGCTTAGAGATACAGTAGCAGTAGAAGTTGCAGACCATGCGATATTCTGACCGCCATTTAGCTGATACTGAGGAATATCGGTAATTAAGCGACCATACTTAGCAGAAGATGCGGCAACATTAGTTGCATCACCAGAGTATAGATCGTTAATTAGAACTAGATGCAATACCTTAGGTACATACTGCGCCTTAATGGTAATGCTCTTTGCGTTTTCATTGATATAGAAATACTTGACACAATACTTGTCCCCGTTCTTAGAACCAGGAATGGTCATATTGTTACCGGAAATTGTTGCAACCGTCCAATCTTCATTGGTGCCAGTCTTTTTATACCAACCAATCATAGCGCCATCAAATGCAACGGCTGTGTTCGTAAGTGTTAGGCTACCTGCGGTCGTAATGGATTCACCAGAATTACCACTTTCATAAAGAGATAGACCGCCACGATCAACATTGACACCTAGAGACGCTGCAACATATTCTAAGTTGAACATTGCGTCCGTAATTTCGATTGTTAGATTAGAATCATGGAAATATTTCTGTTGTATTTTATATAGAACGCTACTTCTATATAGCGGACATTTGCCGCCTCATGATTTCTCATGAGCATAGACTATATCATTCATCCATATAGGACGCTCCCCACTTCGAGCGCCAATCGCTTGCGCCCTAATGCTATTTCAAGCATAGTCGTTGAACCTTGTAGCCGTAGCTACCTTGGCTGCTGATTGTCCAATCTTTATGATTTTTACACTTTGGTACATAAAGCTCTAAGGAGTTCCCAGCAATTCGAGGAGATACATTGCAACATTGCTGTTACAACGGGCTATTTATCATTTCCATTATGATATTTAACCGTAGAGTAGATTGCCCGGGCCGCCTCTGACCTCTTCAGCGGTGATTTCACTATTGAACGTGGTATCGGATAAAGTTTTGCCGACACCAATTAGAGTCTGCCCATAGAAAAACAATGCTCTTGCTGGGCCAGCAGTATACTTATATGCTTCGCTCATAAAACTTCCTCCATTTTGTTAAATTTTTGTTCATATGAATTTACATTTACAACTTTTGCATTATTTTCTAAATCTTGAAAATTCGCACCTAACTTGTCAGCAAATTTTTCTCCAGAAATAATGTAATCGTCCATTTTGTCTTTTTTCTTTTTATATATCCAATGTTCTGTCTTTTCGCCAGAGAACAAAGCTACAGCTCTAGTCGTTGAAAAATCAATATCACTACATACTTCATTCCACAACATAGTATGTGCTCTATATGTCATTTTTTGTTGATCTAATTTGCTAATACCGCAATGAGACGTGATGATAGCCATCTTTCTTTCAATGTCTGGAAAATCTATGTCTTTATTTCTCAACTTATTTGTTTCATCAATAGCCTTTTTTAAATCCGGGTCTATATACGAATCATCAAAAGATACTATATTTTGATACAATATTAGTCTGCGAATATCTTCAAATTCTCTCTCTGCTATACTTATATCAGCATCCTCATCAAAAACAACATATTTATTATTTGCATCAATTCCTATTTTTGGATTATACATATGTAATGACAATCTAAGAATGGTCACAAAATCATTGATATTGTTTTTATTTCTAAATAAAACAGAACATATAAATTTTAAATATGTCATCTGAATAATCTCCACGGAAGATAGACTATTCTTATCTATAGAGATTATTTGAGATGCTTTTAAAAAATCTTCAGAATCTTCTAAACTAACTGGATATAATGTAAATTCTTTATTATTTTTTGTATATATACATGGCTTGTCGAAAATAAAGTATTTATGTTTATAGTATTCGATGTCTAGCATCCGGCATCGACACCTCCATCACCTACTTCGACAGCCATATATAATTGAACGCCTGTAAACGTATTTTTATTACCAATGGTTGAACGCGCAGCGCTGTATCGGCTCATATCGTCTAAAAATGTCAATTTACCAACACCGCCCACTTCTGCGCCATTCAATAAATGCAAAATGCAATGAATGAATAAATCGCCGCGATTGACAGGAATGCCGTTATATTCAACTAGGCTCATTTGACCGCCATATAGACAATCAAACGCATAGACTACTGTGCTAGTATATAGCTCGGACGCATGGATATAATATTGGTATATCTTAACAATTTGCTTTGATTCAGCTATAACGTCCTCAATCAGATTGGTTAAAAATACACTATATGTATCCTGCTTGCCTTGCGCCCACACCATCTTCATCTTTTGTTGGAATGTAAGTGACTCATGGCTCAACGCCTTGTAGTCTTTATATGCCAGCATCTTCCAAAAGACCTCAGCAATAGGGTCGGTCGATTTTGCTAGATACACCATAATATTATATCCAATGCTTGGTAATCTTGATAAAGAATTATACATAATCTAACCGCCCTCCTTTAGCCCATTGGAAACGGCGTGTTTTCATCCATTGGATAATCAACAGAGCTATTATCCGCAAGCTGATTCTCTTTGTCATCACCAGCATGAGCCTCATCAAGATATAGTTCAAGAGTAAGCAATGTTGGTTTGCTATCACTGTATGCGTTAATTGCATTCTGATAAGATAACAGCTTAAATGGTCTACCACCTAGGATATAACGTGTGTTATATTTGAATAGTCTATATACATCCTCATTGCCCTGAACCATAACAACGGCATGATTATTTGGCGTAATGATTTGTGTGCTTACCTGTGCTGATGGTGATTGCATATCATAATCTACAACACATGGTGCGCTAAAGATTACGTCATTGACCTCATCTTTAATGCGCATAACATTGTTGCAACGGCGCACACCAACACCACGGGGTAAACCATCGAATTTGCCTGAGTCATGGACAATCCACACATTACCATCAAACTTGTAATACAATCCGCGCACAACAAAATGGTCAATATTCTTGAATATTAGCTGTAGGAAATCTATAGTATCCTTTGATCCTGTTGATGTTGTTGCCACAGTAGGCGCAACCCATGCCTGAACACAACTATATTCATTAGACCCTATTCCATTTTGTTCTAACAATTCGCCGCCATTCTCAGGCGTTTTGGCAGACGTGTTATCCCATTGCGCGCTTATGTATTCCTGAGTCAAATCACGGTAATAATCATTGGGATTTGACTGATATTGAAACATCTCATATGCCATATCAATCACCCATCCTTTCAATTCTGTTCGTCATGCGCAATACACATGAACGAATAATTGGATGAGTAAGCTCAAGCCCCATTTTACTTAATCCTGCTAATGTATCAGCGATTTCACCATCAACCGCCCTAAATCGCACAGATAGCCGCTCACAATATGCTGCATAGTCGGCTTCTTCAATGGTCGGCTCAAGACTGGTCAGATCTTCAAACAACAACAGGACTTTATATAAAGCATGAATTTTATCTTGCTTATCTGTTCTACTCATATATCCACCCCTCTTTAATAATTATAGGAGGATAGATATAAGAGCTGGTATTTGTCGTGAATGAGCCTATCTACATCTTCTTCTAGCTTATCAATGACGTTCTGCTTTTCCTTGAAATTCTGTGAGGATACGCCATCCATCTGGAAAGATGATGGAACTTTAAGTTTTTGCGCAATCTGTGTTGCTACGTCCGTCTCGCCGCGCCACCAGTAAATTACCCAATATTCGGCAAGAATCTGAATCTCTAAATCTGTTAAATCTGCGTCAAATTGTCTAAGCTCTGAATCGTATGTTAAGGGTTGCTCACATTCTATAAACTTTGCAGCTGAACTAATGACCCAACCATCAATCTTGTCGTGAAACAGCTCAATGTTTGCGTCATATAGCTTACGCAGTTTATAGTCATCAATTACACTTAATGCTCTTTGTCCAATAACATCAAATGATGTTGCCATAATTTATCACTCCTTGTCATCAAGGGGTTCAATATCAATTAGATTTTTACCACTAAGTTCACCAATCTTAACAAGCACGTTCGCGTCAACTGGTAGTCCATCAAGCACCATATTAGAAATAGTATCAACAATGATTTGCTTCTGTTGGTCTGTTGCGCCCTTATATACCTCACAAATATCGACCGCATTCTGCTTTAATAGCTCCTTGAGCTTTGTCGCGCTAAGAATATGACGATAAATTTCGTCTAGGTCGCACTTATGAACGAATTCTGGGTCGTCAATATACACCATGCCGCTAGATACGGTTTCAGGCATATTATTTACAACAGAAAACGCCTCAGATTCTGGAATCATCTTATACTTATACTGTCCTTCAATTCTGTGCATACGAGTACCACGCAGATTGATGTTGCCCGGACACATATTGATGAACTTAATATTTCTAAGCGCCTTAGACTTATCTTCAACAGATGCCGCTTCTGTTTTAACCTGAGACTGTGCCTGCATAAGCACCTGCATCTGCGCCATCATTTCTTCCATGCGCTTCTGCTGTTCTGCAAGCTGCGCCTTTAGCTGTTCCTTTTCCTTATCAACAACAGGCGTTTCAATCGACTTTGTTGTCTTGGTGGCTGTAGTGGATTTAGTATTTGCCATTCCTTTTATTTTCCTTTCTTATTTCCGTTATAAATAGAGAGGGGTTAATAGCCCCTCTCAGATAATTATTACTCAGTGATGGTGTATAGTCCAGCGAAGGATGCACCGACGAACTCGAATCCGTAGTTCTTGCGCATTGTAAAATTAGAGGTGAGGTCAGCATTCTCATAGAACTGATTGCTGTTGGTTAGGGTGGTGGACATAGCACCAACAACTAGCTTAGAGCCAACAGGAGAAACAACATATAGCTTATTGTCATCAAGAGCTAGACCGTAGTTAGAGCCAGTAGGCATCTGGGGTAGCTCATAGAGGGCAAAGCCATAGAAGTCACGGAGAACATGGACAGAGCCGCCATTAGCATCATAGTTGCCACGATAGCCCATAGTGCTATCAGGTAGAACGTTAGCTAGAGCAGAAGCAGTACCCATGATAATTGGCTTAATACCATTGTTGTAAGCCTGAACGCGCTGTGCTAGAGCAATAAGCTTCTTAGCATCAAATGCGGCATTCTCTAGGAACTGAGAAGGATAGGAAGCGCCAGCTAGACCAGCATTAAGAGCGGCAACGGCCATCTTCTGCATATCAATCTCAATGGAAAGAACGATAGCACGGACGAAATCAGCAATATCTTCCTTACCAGCCATTACGCGATACATATCAACGTAAGTGGTGATAATGCGCTCCTGCATGGAAATGACAACATCGCCAGCATACTTCTTCTGACGGAAAGTTGTACGTTCACCAGTGCCACCAGCAGAGACGGTGTAAAGGGTACGAGGCATAACCTTGACCTTAACAATATCGCCAATGCCAGCCATACGGAAATCAACGAATGGAGCAAGGGATTCGGTAACGTATGCAGGAAGAACTGCATTGACTAGGGCGTTGATGACTGCGAAATTTGCCCATCGAACCATAGGATTAGCTGCCCACGCATCAGCATTCTCAGCATTACGAGTGCAGTTGGAAAGACGCTCAACCTCTGCAAAATACGCAGCATTGACAACATCATGCTTTTCAGCAAGAGGCTTGGTAACATCATAAGCACCTAGCTTACGTCCCTGTTCAGCCTCAGACTTATGGAAATGATAGTCCATGAACTGCTCATAGAACTTAGTGTTGCCATTGGAGAAAGCAACAATTTCTTTGCTTAGATTCATAATATATATCTCCTTTGCTTATTTATTAAATTTAATTAGTTGCGGGCGCACTTGAGAATCCAAGTAGGAACAGCTTCGATACCAATATCAACGGTATGCTCAGCTTCGATGGTAAAATAAGTACCAGAAGCAGGATTAGAACCGACTTCGGCAACTAGACGTCCATTGGTATCAACAGAAACAACAGTAGCACCAGCAACAGTCTTGGGGTCTTTACCGGTAGCAAATGCAGAAGCAGGAACTTCAAGGAAAGTGCGACCAGCAGTTAGACCCTTAATGGAGAATGCACTGCCCTTGGGGTTATAGAAATAACGGGGGTCGCTCATTTCCTGCTGCTCAACAGTAGTACCAACAGCTGGCTTTTCGACGAGCCATAGATCAGTTGCATTATCAGTAGGTAGTGCGCAAGTAAATTCATAGCCACCGTCAGTCTTTAGACCAAGATCGCCACGAGTAACAAACTGACCATTGTCTAGGTCATTATTCTTACAAATACCAGCACAGTTGATGGCATCATTCTGCCAATCGTCAAGAGTGCGGATAACAAAAGAGTGAGTATTAGCCATAATATAATTATCTCCTTTTAATCAATTTTAGTTTTAGTCCCATAGACCTTTATGCTCCTTCTTTTCAACAGGAGCAGCGAAAGTAAATACATCAGATTTTTCTTTCTTTGGGGTTTTCTTTACAGCAGAGAAGCAATATGCCTTGACCTTATTTGCCCAAGCATCAACAGCCGCAAATTCACAAGCCATGCCTTCTTCGCGCATCTGCTTATAACAATCGTCAGACATATACTCCTTGCATTCAGCCATAATAGCCTCAACAGAAATAGCCTTTTCCTTGTCCTCTACATCTTTCTTAAACTGACGTAGCGTCTCAAGCTCAGAATTTTGACCCATGATGATATTGTCTCTATCTTCAATATCTTTTTCAAGTTGCGCAATACGAGCTTTCATGTCCTCAGCGGACATTTCTTCCTCATGCCCATCATCGTCATCATCATGGTCATCGCATTCGTCACAATTTGGTTCCTCAGCCTTAACCTCAATCTCTGGTTCAGCCATTTCTTCTTTCTTTTCCTCAAGAGCGGATTCAGCCTCGACCTCAGTAGCGGCTAGTTCTTTAGTTTCTTCCATTTTAGCCTCCTCCTTTCTTTCAGAATCGTCATCAAGGTCTAACTTTTTATAGATAGCCTTAATTTTATTTACAACCTCAGTCTCATCGTTCTGCTTTGCATATGCTAGTGCCGAACTCAGAGCATTTCGGTTATACACAAATTTATCACCATCAAGTTCCATGACAGGATATTTTAGATGTTCAGATGGCGCATCTTTCCAACCATCTTCTACAAGTAGATATACAGATTTGACAAGTGTATCACGATTCTTAGCACCCATGATTTTATCTCTCATAGCCGCCTTATCATAATCGCCCCAATCAGCCGTAGACATGGCTTCTTTGGACTTGTCAATCTTATACGTTTTCTTTTCAGCCATTGATTGTTTCCTTTCTTCGACAAATTGCTTTAGATTAGATAAAGAATCAGACTTAGCAAAATAAGCATCCGCATCCTCAGTAGAGAATCGCACCATCTTGATATCTGCATCAGGACAGCTGCCGTTAATAGCTTTTCCAAGCACAGTTAAGCCGAAAATGTCTAGTGCCACAACTTTGCCCTCATCCTCATCTTTATCCGTTGTTACCGTCATTTCGACAGAGCTATTGCGAAGATTATCAAACTCAAAGATATTGTTTAATTCCTTACTATAATGCTTGCTAACAACCGCATATGCGTATGCCTTAGTAACTCCATCTTCCTCAACAAACTCAATTTCTTGTTCTCGCGGAAAATAACCATACTGAATCTCTGACGGTAGGTGCGTAGTTGCATCCCCATTCTGAATTTTCGCCACAAGCATATTGCCAAGAATAGATTGAGCGTCACGCCGCAATACATCATCGCCAATATCTAAATTGTGCGCATTTGGCTTAGTGCTTAGAAAGCAGCACTTAAACACAGTAAATTTATACTCTGGGTAATTATCACACCATTCAGGATATTCAACAGCATCTTCAAGCTGAAATTTTACATCTTTCTGCAATCATCTTCCTCCTTTCTTATAAAATTTTTTACAAGAAAGATTACTTTTTCCCTCTTAGTACCATAGCGGCAACTTCTTCACGCTTTGCATACCCGCCAGGACGGGTACCATCAGTGATGCCAGCCGCGACAGCTTGGGCAAACTCATCTTTTGCCCAGGCGCTTGCCTCGGTTCCCTTGCCCTCCAGCGCCGCCTGGATACGTGCATCAATCAGCGCAACCACTTCTGCTTTCGTCATGTCAATTTCCTCCTTTGGTTTCATTGCATTTGCTACATCTCGACGGAATCCTTCCATGGTATACGGCAGGCTTAGCCCGCGCCAGAGGTGCTCCGGGTCGACGTGACCACTGGCAATACCACGTTTTCCACCTTCATTATGGCTCAGAATCACGCCATCCTGCAGCGGGTTTTTCCCGTGGAAACTACACAGCCGTGCAAAGAGCTGCACAGCGTTCTGGTACGTCTTGCGGCAATACGCCTGGGCCGCAGCATGGTCCCGCACGATAAAGCTTGCGCCGACCGTATAATGAATCTGTGCCGGTTCGCACATCTCAAAACCGATATACCCATTGTTCCCAGCAGGCTTCCCCGCGTGGGGCATACGCTTGACCCGGCCCGGTGTCTCCAAACATGGGGCCGTTAAATAAACCGCATCAGCTCCAATGAATCCGTTGATCCCCGCACGGCCATAATTAGCATTGTCCCACTGTCTAATAAAAACCAATGGATTTGGTTGAGCACACCCTACAGAGTGAAGAAAGAATCCTTTAAATTCATTTCCGGTAATCCATCTACCATCATTAAAAAAAGGATTATGTGTAATATATTTAGTTAAGATTTGCATTTTCATCCACCTCTGGCAATCCCGCAACAGATGTAATTAAGCTGACAACACCAGCAAGCGCAGATGTGCCAGCAACAGTAATCCAATCAACGTCAACAATCGTAATTGCTGCCGGAATTAAAGCTAGTGCAGACTGACACATTGTTTTGACTGCTCTAACCAATGCGGCCTTTAGCCATGTTTTCCAATCTCTATTCTTCATTTTTTGCTCACCATCCTTCTATGTTGTGACTATCTAGCCATTTTAATAGTTTTTTATTCTTTTTATAATAATAAGCATCCTCATCTAAATATTTAGCTGAGAATCCAGCTTGGTCTAATTCCCAGGCAAGCGCATCATCAGCAATAAAATAATCTTCTGGGTTCTTTGGAATTCCAAGAATAATCATTGATAATCCTCCAAACCAACAATTCCCCAACTATCAATATGACGGTCATATTCGTCATATTCTGTTGGCATTTGTTTGGCTTTGTCATCTAGCACTATAATTTGCGCCACAACCTTATTCATGTCCTGCATAAGCTCTTGTAGCATAGCATTAGCGTTGAAATCTTTTTCCTCTTTGGCAATATAATACGTTTGCTTGATAACATCATAAACATCTAATGTTTCTCTAAGCATAGTATCCATCATTTGCTGAAGATTGTCATATTCGCGCTTATCACCACGCGTCTCAGGATAATATGTGGTAATGTTCCATTGATGTTTAAAATCGCTTACAGTATCAGCCATAAGCGGCCAGAGATGCGCTAATTTATGATGAATAATATTTGCGGCATTAGGCATAGCAAATTTTACTTCCATCCACGACACACACCTATCAAACGTGCGGTTCAAAGAAAAATACTGCCCAACTAGAATGTCTAGGGCTTCACTTGTTCTTTCTGATAACATCATAATATCATTCCTCTAATGTTTCTCGGCTTGCCTCTCCTGAATCTGTGAGTGTTGTTTCATCCTGTCTGGGTCTGCCACCTTCATTATCTGAACCGCCCTTAGTTGTATTTGTGTTCTTTAACAACTGTGTATATTTATCAATCCAACCCGTATATTTGCTCTCAGCCATCATTGCTTCAAATAATTGCGGTTGATATCCAGATACAGACGCCCATGTTTGCATAGGTAAAACAATGCCAGAATCGGCCATTTTCTTCACCTTATCAAATCGAGCCTCACGCTCAAATGGATAATTAGACCCATCAAAGATAAACTTCCACTTGTATTTCTTTGTTAACTGATTGACATAAAATTCTAGGAAATTACTAAATTGTGGATATAGCGGCTTCATAGTCTGATACATATCATTAAGCCCAGCCTCAATCTCCGCGTTAGATTGTTTGTCTGAGCTATAAATGACACGGCTCACACCAGACCCAACACCAGCAGATGTAGCCAACTGTGTTGAATACATATCTGTATTCTTGTCCTCAAATTGGTAGAACTTAATATTTTCAAGCGGCATAGCTGCCAACTTAGACAACGAACCAAGTCCAGCCTTTGCCTTTTGCATAAATCCGCCTAACGTCTTTGGATCGATAGCAAATTGGTTCGCCTTGGTACCAGATTTAGCCGTATCAAATAGACGAATTTCACCAGCTAGAATAGCATATGCCGACGCAATGTCCTTATTATATTGTAACTGAGCAATATCATCATTGGCAATGGCGTTCTTTAGGAACGGGGCTAAAAATGGCGTATTGTTAAATGTACTAGGATTCCACTTAAACGCCCATGCCCCATCACTAGGAGATGTTTGCGTCCACATAGCATATGCGCCATTTCGTCTATTTAGTGGGTTTGTAGGGCGATAATTTTTAAATGCTTCTTCCTCAGAGCCAAATACACGCTGATAATATTTCTTAAATGCTGGGTCAAATCCATTGATGTCTACACCAGCTTGCAGGAAATAGCTCATGTCAAAATCAAACAACATGCCTTTTTCCCAATATCCGGTAAGCAAACATCTATCTTGTGGCAAAATCTGTAGGGCGAATTTCATTCCTTTATTGCCCCATTTCGTCTTTCTGAACCAAGTAAAATATGTTTCGTGCGTCACAATTTGCGCCACAACTTTACTAAATTCAGCCTTATAGTCAAATTTGTTTAAGAAATCATATACGCGCCGCTTATCCTCTTGGTATGCGCTTGATTCATAATCACTCTGAGTAAAAGCATTGATACAAACAGGCTGTAGATCAAATGATAGAGCATTGCAATATGCTTGTAGAGTTCTGGCAAATATCATATCCCAGAATTTCATATATTCCATATAGCCCTGAATTTGCTCTGAATTTTCTTTGTATTCAGCAAGCGCCTTGCGAATTTTATCAGAACTGGGTGTTTCTGGATTGTTGTTCAAACTCTGCAATAGCTGATTGCTTAGCATTGGCGACCAGAAGCCAAACTGGTCATAAGCATATAATGCTTGTGCAAATTCTGTTACGGCTTGAGCCTGTTCAAATGTTACTAACGGTTCTGCCAAATTTCGCCCTCCTTTCTTTGTTTTGTATTTTTGAGTGTTTTTATTTTATAGTTTTGATTAAGCCTAAGTTGGAACTTGGAGACCACGCAACCCTAATAGCACCTCCACGGTAACACACCAACATAGCAACCGCTTCATAGGCAAGTCATATCACCAAACTAATTGCACATCATCTAAGTCATATTCTTCAACATGACTCTGTCTATTCCATTCATTTTCTATATAATCACATATTAGAATACCCATAGCCAATGTAACAATACGGTCACGATGCCCCGTTCTTGGTGCCTCTAGTTTGATGTTTTCACCTTTGAATATAGTAGTTAAATTAACGGCTTCCGATATGAGTAAATCAGTATTGCCATGAGGTGCAAGTATATCTGCTGTCTGTTCGCCGGTGTATTTGTAATATTCGCCAGTTTCAACAATAGCATCTTGCTTATCGCTCATCCCTATCAAGAATTTTATACGATTATTCTCAAGTGACATTTTAGTTGCTTTCCAATAAGACGTGTTGAGTGTTTCACTACCAACAATAGGTATAATACAAGGATAAGCATTTGGATCTACTGCATTGGCTCTATAGTAATCTAGCTTATCAGGTCGAGCCACATGATATTCCTTTTTATCAGCCATAGTCAAGCCATGATTATTGATGAACGCCGAATAGCGTTCATTAGTATACGGTTTAGATAAGGCTATCATGACCGCTTCACCGCCTGATCTCGCATCGGGCACTAGATAGTCTGCCTTGTACAACCAAAACAATTCTTTTAACCTATCAGCACAACCATCCGCGTCATCTGCTGTTGGTAGCAATTCAATATATTCTACATATTTATCAAAATGGTCTTTTTTCCATTTAGCCCTAATACATATAGCAATACTATTATCTGATTCATTTGCTTTCTTACCAGTTGTTGTCCATGCAAAGTCAGACACGATGAGACGTACTTCATCCTCTTTCTTTTCGTCCTCATCTGATTCACTAGACACCAATAAATCCATTGGCTTTGGTGGACAAAACGCATCTGTAATAACCTGATTCTCTTTGAACGATTCAAGGCTAAAGAAAGAATCTTCGGATTCACCTACGGCTTCGTTTAGATATTCTGTCCTAAATGATATATCGTCGTTCTGTCTTTTAGCTCTACGATAATCGCCCCATGTTTTTAAGCCATTTTCTATATTATCAAAGAAGTCTGTTGCAAATATACCATATCTAGTACGCTTATCAACATAATATCCTGTTACACAGTCACACCACAATCTATACCACCACTGGAACTTAAACTTAGACGATGTTAGATATATACTCTTAGATTCTTCTATCCATCTCTTATTCCCAGAATATGCAGGATTGCTTAAATAATTGGGTTGCCTAGGAAACAGCATGCCATCAAAAATTTGGTCTATTGCCGTTTTCTTCATAATAGCAACTTCGTCGTAAATGGTAAAGTTGGAGCGTGAACCTCTCGCGGATTCAACTGGTGCAAGAACGGTGATGGATGAATTATTAAGCGTACATTCTACATAATATCCATCATTCGGCTTTGTTATCTTTATCCAGTCTTTTTCGTAATAAAGCAAAAGTAGTTTAGATAACTTTTTTATCAATTCTTTCTCTAACTTCTCTTTGACCATTTTATTGGCTTGGTCAACCGTAGAGGATGTAATAATTATCTGACAGTTTGGATACAATAGTAATTTACAGACCGCCGCAAGCATTGTAATAAACGATTTTGCACCACCACGCCCTGCTCTCCAAAAATACACATCTGACACACCAATTTCATGCAATGCTTGGCGTTGATATGGTTTTAATGGAATCCCTAGATAAAATTCAGCAAATATGTCCCAATTCCGTCTAAACAGAGTTGTCCACTCTATGATGTTGTTTTCTAAATCGCTATCTATTTTTTTGGATATGCCAGATACAGCTCGAAGTTTATCAGCCTTAAATGATTCTCTAAGACCGCCCATCCTAGAACGCATTATGCTTCCTCCTTCGGGATTGCTGGGTAATCTCTAGTGCCAGCAACAGCATTGCGCAAACTACGCATCTTTTCGCCCTTGTCCTTTTCATATCCAACCATATCTACGAATCTTGTTAAATCTTCACATTCAGACGGCTTGGTATATTCCACCCAAGCTATACGCTTCTCAAACGCCCGTTCAGCATCCGACTTCTGATTGCTCTTAAAATCATCAAGTTTAAGTAATGACATAAGCGTTTTAATCTGTGACTGTGTGTCCTTATTAACACCATTTTTATACTGCTCAAGCTCTAATTTACACAAGTCACGATAACGCATTTCCATAGCGGTGTCCATTTCAAATATATCTGCCGTATAGCTATCAAACATATCATCTAGCCACTGACAATCTTCATCCTCATAGTCGCCGCCCCATTGTTTGCGCCATCTCGCTTTAAGCGCCACCTCATCAGTTTCACCCTTAGCAACATCGCCCAAATCCTTGAAATTAGACAACTCCATATCGCTATCCCATACGCCCGTTAGCTTATCAGGCGATGTTGATAAATATGTGTGATACAACATAAACAAACTAGGCTTTTTGCCCTTAGCCGCCTTTTCTAGTGTATCAAGACAAGCAGTATATTCAGCCCGGCGCAGAGGGATACCCGTCTGCATACAAGTTGACCATAGTGCCGCGCCTTGGTCTTTAGTAATTTCAAGAGCTTGCTTATATAGCTCAGTCACACATGATTTACATGGTTTAATATATTCGCCCGTTTTGATTGGGCTTTTATAGAATTGGCTATCTTGCTTTTCCTTGCCACAATATGGGCAAAACATATTCTCATTCCTTTCAATTTCCGTTTATTTTCCTATCAATATGACAAAGCAACCAAGATTGCTCTCAGTTGCTTCGTATTTGTCAAGGTTCAATATTCAGTTAAACAACAGTCCCCATTGAGTTGGGCTTATTGTAGATATGAGCCGATTGGCTCTGACCACCATCCTTTCTTTAATTATGCTTCGGATAAACCAGTGGATAATTCAAGAGAATAGTGACCTCCTTTCGGATATTTCTAAACTTGCTATTGCAAGGATAGATTTAATTCAAAACATATTTCTTAGTCCATGTCTTTTGCCCATCTTCAAACAACATGAGCAATGCGCACAATTATTCCCATATTAAGCCATAGTGTGTCTTTATAAATTCATCATATTGTTCCTTAGTGTTCTTTCCTGCTCCATAAATGTTGTGGAACAATTTATGACAGTCTTCGCACAATACAACGCCATTATCTGCATCCGTTCGTTTTTCGACACACCAATTATATCCATCCTTATGATGCACTACCAATTTGGTTTTCTTGGAATTTCTATTACAACACTGACAAGTATAATTATCTCTTTTTAGAACAGCTCTTACAAATGACTTAAATTCATATGTTTTTCTAAATCGTATCTTTTCATTTTCATAACCGCCCTTCCAATTATAATTATTCTCACCACAATGTATTTGAGACGCACATTCAGCGCATAAAGATGTCTTAGCTCTTAAAAACGCACGAACACTTGTTATAACTTCATGCCCACACGAACCAATACATTTAACTTTTTGATGTACTGTATGAATATCTTCTGGATTAAATAAAGGCGTAAATCCCTTGTCTTGTATGTCTTGTTTACACTTTGCATAATCTTTTCTCTGATCTTCTGCACCCTCACTTTGAGAACATGGTCCACAAAGCCAAGGTCTCACACATACTTTCACACAAGCTAAGCTTCTTTCAAATTCATTTCCACAATATTTACAATGAAACCTCATCTTTGTATATAATGGTGTTGTTTTATGCTCTTTCCCTTTTCTTTCAAAATCTTCTTTTGTATCTATTAGACAGCCAAGAAATCCCTTTTCTTCAAAAATTTTACAAATTGCTTCATAAGTATATTTTCTTACCATAACAAATATCAATCTCCCTTAAAGATTATTTATTTTAAGCGGTTAGCCAAGTGTTAAGGGCACTCGGCAAGGTAGCTACTCCCTGTCCCGCTTTATTATATTATACCATATATCTTTACTTATGTCAAGACAAATAATAAATTTTATTAAAACATTCGCCGTCTTCATCAAAAACAGCAAAATATGCACCAGCACGATTATTTTTACAACATTTCACAGCATATGGGTCTGTTCCACAAATTGAAGGAACACGAATAATTTGTTTGGCTCCAACGTTGCCAACGCCAATATCTTTAGTTGAACTACTATGATAATGTGCTGCATAACATCTGTCAATGGTCACATCATACATATTTTCAAGATGCCTTATTACATCAGATATGTCTTTATTTTCTCCATGAGTAAATACCATGTTCTCATTATAGATAGTTGTAAAATAAACGTCGTTATATGGTTCAACAGTCACATTTTCTTCATTTTCAAGCCTGATTTCGATAAACTTATGAATGATATATTCTAAGTTCTCCTCTGGAAACTCTGGCTTTTGTGTAAGTATTCTGAGAGTTGAATGATTTCCCGGAACTATTGCGAATTCGACAGGAATACCCAAACGATTGCTTGCTTCAACAAGCCATTGACTCATAAATTCCGCAAATTCAATCGTAGATTTCACAACAGGTTGGCGTAGTTTTTGCAAGGATGACATTCTGATAAGTCCCTCAAGTGCATCGCCACATGATACCACCTTTAATACATCATAATCAAATTTATCGGCATCCATTTTTGCCAAAAGACTCCACATACGATTTGCAAAAACGTCTTTATTATAAAGATTTACTGTTTCTCCCCACAATCCATCAACCTTAAAATTGGAATCATAGTGCTGGTCTGCCACAACAAGCAGAGCTGTCCTTTGCTGAGGATTTGTATGCTCAAATTGTTTAATAACTATTTGGTCAAGTCCACGAATAGCGTCTCCAATCTGTTCAATCATTAACTCACTACGGGCAAGATTCCTATAATTTTCTTGAATTTGTAATCCAGTTGTCTGTAATTTCTTGCGTTCTTTTTCTAACTCAATCTTAGCCTCTCTAAGCTGTGATAGAATATTGGCATCCTTTTCGTCTGATTCACAATCATCTGCGCCGTTTAGCATATTGCGAACAAATACGGCACATCTGCGTAGATATTCCTCTGACCAAACGCCCCTATAATCTTCACCAAGACAACGCGCCGTCCATTCTTGCAAGTCAATTAACTTGCTATCTAGTAGCTCAGTCGCTTGTCGTATCTTCTGTAGATTCATTCAGTTTCTGTTCCTTTTCCTTCTTTTTCCGTTCGTATTCTTCTTTTTTCTTATTGATTACATTGATGAAATCATCGTAGCTCTGTTGCTTTGCTTGCTCCATACGATCTTGTGCCATTTGCTCAAGCGTCTTTCGGGCTGTTCGCTCTACTTCTGCTTGGGTAATTAACTTTAAGTCATTAGGTGTCAACTTACGATTTCTTACCCTTTGACGATATAATTTGGTTACACCTTTACCATTTACATTGTTTATAAATGCGTCATTTGCGTCATAGGTTATACTAAACCAAGCTGGGTTAATTTGCTCAACAAGTTCACCAGCTTCATTCTTAGCCATTACTCTGCGTTCAGGATGTTGCTTTAATCTAAACGTACCAACCCCCGGCATTTGACACCTACCATCAAAATGCAATATATGCACAATTGTGTCAACACATGCTTGCCAATACTTTTTTACTGTCTCTGGTTTGGATTCAAGTAAACTAGCCGCATAAGCATAAAATTCCTGATTCAGCTTGTTATATTCAGCCATCTTCTTCTTCCTTCATGAATTTAGGATTGTCGGGATAATTCTCTAATACCCAAGCGTCCCATTCTTCTTTGGTTGGACCTTTACCATACAATGTGCCAGCTTTTACATAACTAGCCATATGCTTCTCAGCCTTGAACTCTAACCGATAATATCCCATTCTGTCAGGATAGTACATACGCCGCTTTTGGAATCCATTCCAATATTCTCCAGCTGGTTTAGGTGGATGGTCGCGGAATGTAATAACACCAATATCAGGTAGTGAATACTCCACGCCATGCTGTAGTGTCTCGCGGATAATATCATGATAATTTCTTAATACTAATTCAATAATTTTAGAATCAACGCCTGTACGCCGTCGTAACTCTTTGCTCATATCGGCTTTACCTAGCCGAGGATATTTATTTTTATGCAATTATATCGTCCTTCCCCTATTAGTTTACCACAATATGTTGTGGTGAGTTCGTTTTATCTATATATTTCCTATTGTTTTAACATATCCCCCGTGCGGACAGGTGGTGCTTCACGCGATTCAATACGCCGCTGATTATCTGCTTTCTTATAGCATTCTTCAGAACAATAATGCTGGCATACATCACGTGGCTTGAACCGCTTACCACAAATGGGGCAGATTGGATTAAGTTGCGCCGTATTGATTCTCAAATTATCTACAATCGTCCAACCAAAACAAGCCCATAGCATTTTCTTATTGCTTGATTTTTTGACCGTATATAAATAAGCAACCAAACTATTGACAACAACATCTAGTGGTTCATTGCTATATTCCACTATATCTTGTGCTATGCGGCGATATTTATATAAATCGTTCTCATTGATATGCGTGTCATCACCATAGTCAAATCGACGTTGATTTCTTATCCACCAATTATACCTCTCGATGATTGGCGAATTTTCTCTAGTGGTATAATCGACTGACTTATTTATCAGCATCGTCCAGTCGAATTTCCCAATCTTGTTATTGTAGCGGATTCGGGACGTAGGAATTTTAGCTGAGATGCGATTCATCGTGGAATTGTTGGGAGGCTCAACTTGTGTATCTGGGTCTTTGTCTTTTGCGTAAATGAAAAAATTAGGTAGTTTTGATTTTGTGTATTTTTTGATAATATCGGCTATTTCTTTTGGCGGTTCACTTTTCCACAACGTTTTCGCAAAATCAATAATTTGATTATTCTTCATTGTGAGCCAAGCAATTACTCTAATTTGCTCATCAGTCATTTTACCGCCATTAGCATTTTTTACTTTACTAATTGCGTTACTAATTGGCCCGATTGAACCACCTGTATATGCTGTACTCACACCCTCATACAATCTGTCAGCATCAATAATGCCCCCACGTGCTTTTTTGAGGTCATACGATAACGGTACAATTCCTTGCATGTTGCGCTTTGCCACAGTTGTCAACGTCCTATCCTTCACAACCAAGGAAATATCCCCATCAAAATCCTGTTGCAATATACGACTAATCATATCGTGGCAACTGAAATACACACATTTTGTTCCACCAAGCCATTTATCAGTCAGCTCATTTCGCTTGTTAATTCTAACTGCATGTTCTTGATACAAGTGTGGGCTTCTCAAACAATCAAGCTCGTCGCCGTCTTTGAATTGGTTGGTGTAAACCTCTCCATTTTCAAGTATACCAGTTGGGAATTGCTCACCCTTAAATAACCACTCACAAAATGCAACTGGGTCTGGAGATATAAACAAGTATTTGCCGTTAATTCTCAATCTACCGCCTCTTGCTTGTTTTACCAAACTTTTCTTTGTCTGTTTCAGCAACTCCCTGTTATACGCATCTTTGAATAATTCTGGGTATATTGTCAACGCTTCTTGCATGGCTGATTTTGTTTGATTATATTCGGTCGCGCCTAATAGCCTCATGGTAGTTTGATAATCTCGTCCGACGCTATCAATTTCATCTGCCGTCTTGACAATAAGCCGCTCAATCTCATTGTCTGTCATATCACTTAAAGATTGAAGCATCTGGTAATTGATTCTTGCCTTTGGGATATAATCTTCCTCAACTTTACAACAACCAAAATAGCAGCCATAGCTCTTGAAATTAGCCTTGTAACACAGCCAAGATGGATAGAACTTGTGTAGCTTAAACATTGACTTCGTTAGGATGTACTGAATATCGTCCTCAAGAATATTCCATTCTTTACCATATATATCGGTTACAGTCCAATCGTCAGCGGGACAATATTCTTTAAGCCATGACCTGAAATCAAAGTAAGATACCAATCCTTTTATCCAAGGTGCTCGGATGATTTGCGTCTTGAATCCGGACTTGCAACACATACCCCAACCATCCGTCTCAGCTATAATCGTCTCAGACGTTTTTCGCGTAATGCTGTAATCTGTATAATCAATAAAATCTGATTCAGCTATAACCGGCATTTCAAAATCATCAACTACAATACAGCGATCTATATCAAAGTTCTCAATTCTGTCGGTCGCAGACGCCATAAGACTCTTATAACTCAATAGCTTGTTTTCATTCATGCCGCCCAGCGCATTGATTGAATCAATGGTCAGTCCGCACATAAGAGTTTGCTCAACAGCTAAATAATCTTTTTCACGAACAGCCATGAATCGCTTTGTGCGTATCATGCCAGCACCACATGAATAGAAAATATAATGTTCCCCATTGTAATTGAAACCATTATGAATGATGCTATTTAATACCTCGAAAAAGAAAACATTGACAATGATAATTTTGTCACTTCGCTCAAACGTCTTAATGCCAAGGCTACGAGTCAACTCAGAGCAAAACAGATTGATAATCGTCTTATCTGTTACTGCATTTGGATTAAGTTCTCGAGTGATATTACTTTCAAGCGATTTTTTTAGCAATGCTACAAGCTCGTCTTTATGCTTTTTGATAACACGGTTGATTGATGAAACACGCCATTTTCGATTCTGAACGTCTTTTTCGCGCATTCTCAAAGTGTATAGTCTGACAAGCCGATTATGTATTGCTTGTTCCTTTAGTGTATAAAAAGCATCTGTTGCCACAGAAGGTATATAACAGAACTCTGTCAATGGCACTTAATAAATCACCTCTAATTCATTCTCTGAACTACCATATATCCAAAGCGCCCAATCACGCTCAGTTGGCTCATATTCATCATCCCATACTTCTGGTTCTGTATCTTCCGATATATACCAGTTATAGCTCATTTCGCTCCACAATTTCCTACCACCTCCTTGAGCTTAATGCTATTATATCATATAATTGATTATTTGTCAATACTAAAATTTATACTTGACAAAAATTGATTGATGTGATATAATCTCTTATATTATTATATATATTATATCATATATTACAGTATTTGTCAAGTATAAATATATTCATAATTTATTAACATATAGTTCATAATACTGTAATATTTATATGCTATAATATCTAGTATAATAATATATAATTACAATTTAACTATTATCTATTCATAAATTCATAGATAATAGTTAAATTGATGTGAAAAATCAATTTGTCAAAAATTATGCTTGACAAATGCAAATTGATGTGATATAATTACAACATGAGGTGAAAATAAATGCCAAGAACAAAGAAAATTAACCCCACGGTACAATATGGTAATACTGGCTGGATTATCAACGATTGCGGAAATGGGCAATTCGAGCTATATAATACCAGCACCAAGCAGATTTTAGCAAAGAGCAATAATCCATTGGATTTTGATAAGCACATAGACAAGATTTTGGTAAGGAGGCGGCTAGACGTGTTCGAGATTTTCAAACTGAATAAGAAAAAAGCGGTAATCAAAGAAAATATTGCCCTGCTTGAAGCCAAGCAAAAAGCAATGCAAGAAAAAATTAAGGAATTAGATGAGCTAACTACATCCAGCCAGAATAAGGCTGATTGCGTTGAAATTGCTGTGAATGAAGCTCAAGCTGTCCTTGATGCTCTAAATGGTCAAATCCATATGATTGAAGAAATGCAAGATTATAATATCCCATATTATCAAGATTCATTGGATGAACTTGAGCATCGACGCTATGAGTTACAAAGTAAAATTAAATCCGCTGTTAATGCTGGCTTATATCGCATTGAGCAAGGATATAGACTCGATGGATCAGATAGACGTGGCAAAGAAATGCAAGATGTATATGGGCGCGGATTGATTTACAGTTGCAACGCATATATTGACAGCAAAGAAAAATCTGTAACTGCAAACAATGTTGCTAAGAGCAAAGAATTGATTAAGAATAAATTTAATTCTTATCAGTCTAAAGCAAATAAAGTTGGATTAGCGCTTAATGCTGAATATGTAAAAGCGCGACTTGATATGCTAGATATCAACTTAGCTATCAAGGTCAAGCAGAAAGAAGAAAAGGCGCGAATCCGTGAAGAAAAACGCAGATTAAGAGAACAAGAACAGTTACTCGCTGAGGCTGAACGCGAAAAAGCAGAGCTTCAAAAGGAACGTCGTATGTATGAACAATCTCTGCGAAGGACGCTCAACGCTGAAGAACGCGCTAAATTTGAAGCAACGCTAAGAGCTATTGATAAGCGTATTGCAGATATTGATTATCGTGTCAACAATGCAAAAGCTGGATATTTGTATATCACGGCAACTCCTGCTATGCCAAATTGCTGCAAGCTGGGAGTAACACGTCGTCTCCAGCCCTTGCGTAGAATTTCCGAATTATCGTCGGCATCAGTACCGTTCCCATTCGTTTGCTATGGACTTGTGTTTGATGATGACGTATTTGACCTTGAGACGCGCGTCCATGATTATTTTGACGATAAGCGAGTCAATAAGGAAAACAAACATAAGGAATTTTTCTATGTAAGCCCCAAAGAAGCTATTGATGTACTGCGTAATGAATTTCATGTAGATGTTCATTTTGTAGATGAAGATTGTGATGAAAATGAGGAGGATGAATAAACATGACAAGAGATGAAAAAGTGGCAACACTTGAATGGTATTGTGACCATTGTGGTGATACTTGTGATAAATGTGAATTAAAAAATATGTACGATAAAGAAACAGATGAATTTACAAATAAATATGCTTGTGCATTTAATGAAATGGACGATAAGATGCTTGATAAAATCTATGGTTGGTATAAAGAGCTTGATCCAGCAGCTTGTGAAAATGCTGAAGCTGAATGCTGTGACAAAGAGCCTGACGACATTAAGTTACATATTGAACCAAAGGTGGCGCGGCATTGTGCAATCTGCAAGAAGCTCAATCAGGTATATAAAGCAAAGAATCATGACTATGGTGATTCATTTGGTGACACATACAAAAAACTAGGGATTATCAGTGCTGTGACCCGTCTTAGTGATAAGATGAATCGGCTCATGTCGCTTGCTGTATCACATGATGCTCAGGTTAAAGATGAGAAGATCGAGGACACATTGCTTGATATGGCTAATTATGCTATTATGACATTGATTGAATTGGAATATGAGGTGGACGAATAATGGCTATTTATATCAACCTTGATGATGCAGTTGAGGCATTTAAGAAAGTTGAAACAGATGAGAAAGCAGATTTTGTGAAGTATGGTATTTTTGACGATAATTCTACTAATTTCTTTCCAGCAGAAAGAGCCATTGAGATTATCTGTAAATGTCATAAATATTTGAGTAAAGATTATGAACCAGAGAACTAAGCGCGGCATTGAATCGGCTTGTAAAGCAAGCAAAGAATCTAAATTTCCTAGATACCATCTTGGCGCAGCTCTGTACTATAAGGGTATATTGCTTGCTACAGGATGCAACAGCACCAAAACAAGCCCATTGCAGAAACGGCTTAATGCAGAGCGTGAATTTGATCCAAATCAGAGCGGCGTTGTAAATTCGCTTCATGCTGAAATTAGGGCATTGAGCAAAGTAAAATATCTGGATATTGATTTTAGCAAATCGACGCTATATGTATATCGTGAATATGCAAATGGTAATAAAGCAATGGCGCGTCCATGTCCTGCTTGTATGAAATATATAAAAGAATTGGGAATTAAGCATATTTGCTATAGTACGGCTGATGGAATTGCTGAAGAAAGGATTGATTAAATGGAAAAGATTGAACTTGTAAAAGAAGCTATCAATTTTGCTATGTCCGCTCTGTGTGATGGTTATTTAGATATGCCATCAGGTTGTGAAGGATGCCCCATGTGGGATGAGGATAATCTGGATGATTATGGGAATGTTAATTGCAGAGGCGTTATTTTTATGGAATTTGCAAAGAAGCATCCAAACGATTTAATGCCGTATAAGAGGAAAGATTGATTAGATGCAATGGATTGATGTTAAGGCTGAATTGCCACCAGATGGCGAAGATGTGTTGTGTTGGTATGAATATTATAGATATGGTCAATACAACTGTATGTATCAGACATATGGCATAGGATTCCAGTATAACGGAAATTGGGGCGGAGAGGTGGCACAAGGACATAAAGCGAAGGTATTATTTTGGATGCTGTTGCCAAAGTCACCAAAAGGAAGGATTGATTAAAAATGGCTGAATTGAAACAGTGCCCGTTTTGCGGGAGAGAAGCATTTCTTGAATCGTACAGAGTAAGAAAAGGGTATGAAGCATCAATACAATACAATCAATGTTTGTGTTCTATGTCCACCATAACTTATGACGAAGAAGAAACGGCGATAGAGTCCGTTACGAAAGCATGGAATAGGAGGATTGATAATGCGGCTAATTGATGCTGGAAAACTGTGATAAATAAAATGAGAATGGCAAATTTCAGCCATTCTCATTTTTTATTAAATCCTTGAGCTTGTCGCTCTGCTTATTGTTCATATTGATGTCAACAAATTCGCGCCGCTGTTTGCCTGTGATACAACTAAGCTGGCTGGTTTGAATAATCTTAGCACACGCCTCTTTATTGATTTTCTCAAAGCTGGGATAATGCTCATAGACATCTAATAGCCTATTAGCTATCCATTCCTTTGTTGCTGGTTTAATGATATAGACCTCTTTAACTTTGATATATTCTCCACCAAATGTCTCTTGGGTTAATTGAGCAAGTCTCGCATCAAATGCTTTATATGTCTCTGTGGACACATATGGCTTGTAGACCCTATTGTCTATGACTTTGCCCCAATTTGGCGGCATAATATCATTAACGGCTTTTGAATAGATGGATAGGCAGGTTTGATGATCTGGGCTATCTTCTGGCACATCGTATGTTTCGAGCCATGTTTCTTTTCCCTTTGGATTGTACCGTTGCTTATAGAGCCGATAACCTCTATTCAAGTCAATGACATAACGGTTCTTCATGGTCAGCAATTTACGCCTAGTCCATTGTGCTAGGATATTATATACAACGCCATTGACCAAACTCATATAGCCATAATGCTCTGAATTTTCTACAGCTTGGCTATATGTGTAGCTGAAATTATCATTGACCTCCTGGAACATTCTGAGCAGATTGCTGGTTGACGCATATATAGTGGCGCAATTTGTCTTGAGAAAGATTTGATAAAGGGCAGCTTCAAATGCGGCTTGATATGAGTCTTTGTCTAATTCATTGATAAGCGCATCTGCTTCAGGATAGACCTCTTGTACAATATAACGGGTTGGATGTTCTAGAGTATCTAGTTGACAATAATTCCGAACTTTATCTAGTTGAGATATCTTAGTGTTGCCAGATTTAGTTGGAATATCGAGCGCCTTGCATAGCTCTGGATATTTTAATTCGCGCCCTTCTATTTTGATAAGGGCGTCAATTAGTTTATTATTTTCATTGGATGGTAAGTATTTTGGTTTGCTTGGCATATTTTCTTCCTTCCTATTTTTGTACCTTGAGGTAAAATTTTTGTACATTGCGTGACACTATAATAATACTAACGTATTATATTAGTATCACCGATTGTACAACTTTTTTATCATTATCTAATTATACCATATTTTTATTTGTTATTTGTTAACAAATTGTAAATTATTAAAATATTGCATAGTATGTGATTTGCTAAAATATATGGCGTTACAAGTTGTAAATAATGATGTGTGTGTTGTATGAATTTATAATGTGATTACATGGTGTGTGGTTTGTTGTGCTAAATGCCATTTTCATCCATTTCAATTTCTTCTGTCCAGATCCAAGCCCCCGTCCTGAGAAATGTTATCATCTCAAAAACACCCGAAAATAGCACTTTTCCACTGATATGGACTAAAATAGAAATGATTCTTATTTTTGCCTGGCCAGCTATGGGAAATTGCCATGATGACCCATTTTTGTCCCATGATTTTACTAGCAAAAAATATGTAGTATGCTACATATTACACATTATGCGCTTTTTTGTATAACACTTGTTAACCATCTCAACCAACCATCCCATCCACTATAACAACTACTAACAGAACAAACGTTCGCATATCATCCATGCTATACCTGCCTATATAATATAATAGGATTTTATAATTGGAATTAGAAATTTACAATTATAAAATATAATATGCCGTACAATATTGACATGATCCTGTTACACATTGTAACTATATTGTAACTATTATACTCGATACAATCTTATATATATATAGATATATATATACCGATTATATAATGGGAATCATAATTGATATTATAGATATTCATATTCATGCCGCATATACACAGTATAACTATACAATAACTAGCGCTATCTAGAATATTCTAACTTTTCAAGCGTATAACATATCTATTTGCCATCAAAACAGTGAATAATCAAACTGTATGAAAAGCGTATAACGGAATAAAAAAGCCGGACATATAAAAACACGTCTTAACTCAAAAACCGCTTAAAACGGCTCTAAGCGCCTCACAGCGGCATTGTAGCATTTTACCGTTATCCAGCTATTATATACTATAATATATATAATATCCGCTTCGTCAATTTGCATAAAATCAGCCGCGCTTTTTTGTGCAATATTTTTGTAATGAATGGGTTGACTTTTCCGGCGTTATGCTGTATCATATGACCATGCAAGGGAGGTGAACACCACGGAAGAACAGTATAAAGGATTCTTGATTCAGGAATCCGAGAGCGTCTATTATATCCGAGACGCAAGCGGCAAAATTTTAACAGAGGTAGAAACAGAAAAAGCCGCGCGGGAATGGGTGGACGAACACAAGTAAAAAGCAAGGCGGGAGCAATCCCGCCAAGCTATAAAAAATAAATAAAACAGGAGGAAACAAAATGAAAATTTACACTGAAAAAAGCTTGCGCGATTTTGAATTTTGGAGCGGTGCCAAAGATACTATAAAATATTTGACACCTTGCGAACTCGATCAAATCGAGTCAATATTAGAAGAATGCTACCCGGAAGGAATGGACGAAACTGCAATTAATGATTTTTTCTGGTTTGAAGAAGATACGATTGCGGAGTGGTTGGGATATGATTCTTTTGAAGATATTATGAAAGAGCAGGATGGAGAAGATTAAACATTTCCGCGCGGTTTCTAGAGGGTTTCCGTTCAAAAAGCCCTATTCCCATAACATTTTATTAAAAAAGGATGGTAAAAATTATGTACAATATCGAAAGAGTTTATGCAATTCCTATGGAAAAAGCTGGAAGAATTATCGACGCGCGTAACCGATATGAATGGAAAGAAGTGGCAAAAATCACGCTTCCAGAAAATGCAAGCGATGCAGAAATTGAAGTGGCATATAATGCCGCTAATATCCCGGCAGAAGCTCTTTGCGTCGCCGTGAAAATGATAGAGGCTTGAACAATGAAAAAATACAATCGTCGTTTGAATCACATTTACTGGGTTTTGCAATATTTACTTTGCATTGTAGCAATTTCCAGTTTTTTCTGGATCCCGTATTTAATGGAGATTTTTTTAGGGCTGAAGGCGTGAGAATAGGAAGGAGTAAAATTATTATGCAAAAATACACCTTTGAAGCTGCTCAATTTTGTAATGCAATCCGTGAGCTTGCAAGCAATACAGAAAATTTACAAAATCTTGAAAACTATCTTGAATGGAATTTTGATAAATGGATGCAAAAATATGCAAGTACTCCGGCTTGTATGGCTGCCGAGATGTCGAACTTTGCGCAGATGGAAATTTAAAAAAGAGTCATGCTTTACAAGCCCGCTGGCGGTCTGCTGGCGGGTTTTTTTGCTTGCCTATATATCTATAGTCCCGGTATAGTTCGCGCCTTGTAGGGGATTGTATGCCGTCTCAGTGGGGTATTATTTTTTCGGCAGGATAAAAAGAGTAGATCCCACCAAACAGCCCCCACACGTCTCACGTAGACGGCCTGAGATTTGGCGCTTCTGATTGGGCGTGGCCCATGTGCAATTGGCCGGTGACGTTGGGGGGCGGCATGACGATGGCGAAGGGTTTTTTCTCCGGGTCGGGTTCCAGTTTTGGACAGCTGCCGGAGGGCTTCGTTGCCGGATATCATTTTAGCCAAATTGTACAATCTGCACAATTTCCAACTTTTTGAAAAACTTTACCCAAGTAAAGTAAATAGGTTAGCATATGCTAACTGTATATCGAACATCTGTTCCATATGCCCAATTTGATGTCAAAATTGACAGCGTCGTATTCTTGCGTGTGCGTGTTAAGATTCTTACAATTTTACCCGCCATATATACTATATATAATATCGCGGCGGCTCAAATCAACGCCTATTTTTCATGTCTGCGTGTCCGTGTTAAGCGACGATTGTTTTCTCGGGCAATATAGTGTGTACATAATAATCGCGTGGACGTGACGGCATCTGTGTTGCTCATAGCGGGCTTTTTGCGCCGATGATAGTAGGTATATGTTATTGTGCTAAAATCTGCATAGTAAGGCGCAGGTGATGCGACACGGCTAATTGTGGTGATCATGTCATAATTGACAACCAAGCATTATATCCATACAAGATAATGTGCGTATGCAATAGATTGATGTTAATAGTATATATCTATATAGAAAAGTAGCAAATCAATACATAAACTCGTTGGAAAAATGTGTGAATGTTCACATATATTCATATGAAAAATGTGAATGTGTGAATAAATGTACTGATGGATATATAGACATATTGACTTTGATGCTAATATAATATGTAATATTAGTATATATGTATCTATATATGTGTAAATCTATTCATCAATCAATCTATCTACATCATTTATATGCATGATGATGTAGATGTATCTGCATATGAATATGTAAATGTATATGCAGATAAAAAATGATAATGATTATTGTTATTGTATATGTGTATGTATATAGATATCTATATATGCACGAGTTGGAAAATGAAAATTGATTTGCGAGATTGTAAGTATATGTGGAAAATGAAATTCTAAAATCGGAATCGATATTTACAATCGTGGAATGAAAATTGAAAATTGTACTTGACAAATGTAAATAAACATGGTATAATTGAACCATGAAATAGAAAAGGTGGAGGATTCTGATAATGAAGAACAATTTATTTGAATATCTAAAGTCAATCGATGAAGAATGTGCAGTTGTAGAGAAGCAACTTGATGGTAATTTCCACGTTCTGTTCAAGAAACGCATGCTAAATAATGATGGTTCAGATGTTAGTTGGTTATATACTGACATTCCAAATGTAAGATTGAATGAGAATGGTAAATACGTTATAGAACCGCCTAAAGAAGATAAAATTGGCAATCGCATGGAAAATCCAATGAAAACCGTAGAAACAAAACCGATGCCAACTAAAATATATTATGAAGATAGCGCATGGGCAAAAGATTTTAAGAAATGGTGGTACGAATCATGCGATAAATTAAAATGGATTTTATTCGATCGCCGCAAATTGAAAAGAAAGAAACGATAGATAATGTATATACTCTATAATCAAAAATACTATCTCATGCACAATACTATTGGACAATGGATTCCAACATCTGAATTAGTTGAATCATTTCAATTCAATGATAAGACCAAAGCTGATAATGCGCTTGCCAATCTGCCAAAGCAAATGCGCAATCTTGGATATTTTGTACAGCAGATTGATGTACCATCTAAAACCGTCGATTTTAACGGATTTGACAATTCGGAATTAGCGAATTACGATTCAGCATTGGAACAAATTGGCTCATTCTGTGACCTGCATGACCAGCTTGTAGCAAGGGTGACATGGGTTAAATATAAGCTGCAATGGGTATAAGATATATAAGCTGCTACATGATTTACGGCTCGAACGGCGCAAATATAAAGACGAGCAGATTATAGCTGATGTGATGAAAAGCGGCTTTGCTGGTTCAAATTGGGAATTGGCTAGAACTAGGGTGGACGATTTGAAAAATAGACAATATCATGTTAGAGAAATGGAGGAGCTGTTTGAATGATTGAAACAACGATTTACAAATGTGAATATTGCGGCGCAGAATTTGATGATGAGTATGAGGCACATCTCCATGAATTTCAGTGCCGGTACAATAATGTAAAGAAACAGAATAATAGTACGTTGGGGTTTTATGGAAAAGATGGTGCTGAGCTTATCTATATTAACAGATTTGATGTTGGTTATATGGCGGCGTTTATAGTTGGAAATGATAGCGATGTGACATTTATTAAAGATTTATTTAAGTATCAAGGCTATGGAAATCCATTTCGCTCTATTGAAGATGAGAAAAATCCAAACTATTATGGACTATGGTATTTTGACCCAGATATACATTATGGTGAATGGGTGCGTGTAGATGACCAGATAAAAAGATGGACGGATATTAAAAATAAATTTGAAAAAGATGCTTGACAAATAAAATTTTATATGGTATAATCCAACTATCAAATAAATGGAGATAATGATTATACTTGATACCTGTTTCAAAATTGGCGATTTCATTTGCCATGTAGATTGCTATAACCGTGAAACTGGATTGTGGGGATATAGCTGTGATGAAATCCCCGTCCTCAATGGTTGGGCTTGTGAAAATTTTATTGAAATGAATAAAATTTGTTCTTGACAAACAGTATTTCTTATGATATAATACAGATGTGGTTGAGAGATTGGGTAATCTCAATTACAGTTCTTCATTGTGAACCTCCTAGAATATAGTCCTGAGCATGACGATAAAAGGCTCAAATAAAAAAGAATAAAAGGGTAGCAACAGAGTAATTAACTGTTGAGATAATGATGCCTTTCCGTCAAGCCTTTTATATAAATTAAATCTTGAAAGGAAGATCAAAGAATGGAACAAGAAATTTGGAAAGATGTAGTTGGATTTGAGGGTTTGTATAAGGTCAATCAGTGGGGCGATATTTGGAGCGAATATACCCATAAAAAATTAAAGTGGTCATATCATAAAGACGGATATAAAATCTACAATCTTAGGAAAGATCACAAACCATATCTAATGACAGCTCATAGAGCAGTTGCCATGGCATTTATCCCAAATCCTGATAATTTACCAATTATTAACCATAAAGATGAGAATAAAGAAAACTGTTATTATAAAAATCTTGAATGGTGTACTCATCAATATAACAACACATATAATGACTTGATGCAGAAGTCCATGGTACGCAACATTGAAAAATTCGGAACAGAATTTTATTTATATGATATGGACTTCAATTTTTTAGGAAAGTATAAAGGAACTAAAAAATTTGCAAGAGAACATAAAATATGGAGTGGAAATTTCTCTAGTGTGTTAAACAGAAATAACGATGGATATAAGCATTATTCATGTAGTGGATTTATTCCATCATTAGTGCCATTAAAAATAAATAATAAATAGGCGATTGAATCGCCTTATATGCTCCCGTCGTTCAATGGTAGGACAACCGGTTTATACCCGGCATAAGGTAGTAGATTGCTGCACGATCTCCGTTCGAGTCGGAGCGGGAGTACCATGATAAAATAAAATTAAAGGAGTGCTAAATATGGATTCAACATCGCCGCTAAAACGAATACGACAATATTGCTTGCAGTGTTCGGGAGATTCAACGAATGAAGTAAAGCATTGTCCAATCAAGTCTTGCCCGCTTTACGACTTGAGATTTGGCAAATCAGGTCGTACCCGCTCAATGACCGAAGAACAAAAGCAAGCTGCGGCTGAACGGCTCAAATTAGCTCGCCTGGTAAAGAAATCATTGACTAATAATGAAGAATTTTCAGATTAGTTGATTAAGTAGTATAAGTTGTAGGGTAAACGGTTTAGGAAAATTTATTGATTATTAGTGTATGAATAAGGAGGATATATGAAGGTAGTAGTAGGAAATCGCGGCTCTGGCGTAACGACCAGTATGCTACTTGATGCGGCACAACATGGCGGTACGTCTTATCAAGTCAATATGCGCATGAACATTGCGACTTGTCAAATTAAATTGAAATTAAAGCGAAAGGATAATCACAATGACAAAAAAGGAACTAATCAAGTTTGTAGCAGACAGCACAGAGAATACGGTCAAGGACACAACCGAGATCGTAGATACGTTTATTGATTATATCAGACATAGCCTAATCCAGCATGAAGATGTAGTGATTCATGGCTTTGGCAAGTTCACAACTAAGCTGCGTGATGCAAGAACGGCTCGTAATCCACAAACTGGTGAAACCATTGAAGTTCCTGCCAAGTATGCTCTGACGTTTAAGCCGACAAGCACACTAAAGGCAGAAATCAATGAGTAAATAATCCTCCTGTTAAAATCCCTATGGTTGAAAGATTGTAGGGATTTTTCTAAAATAAGAGAATGGTGGTGAATATATGATATTATTTAAGAAACGAGAAAAGAAATATAAGCCAACTGATTTTGTAATTGTTGAAAAATGGGGCGCGACATTTAAGACCGTAGATGGCGAGGAGCATTCCTTTAGACATAACTTTTATATTGACCCAAATACAATTAGATGTAGTGTTCCTGAATGGATTATGATTGATGTAAAGCACGATGGTTATATTATGGTGGGAGAAACTGCTTATCCATTACAGAACATTATCTCTATTGATTGGCATTGTGCTGAAAAGTGCATCTCGCTCTGCAAGTTGGAAAGTAAAGCTTGTGATATTTCAGCGATTTACTATTTTTCACAGAATATTGAAGAATCCGAAAAGATTTTGTCTGATGGGAAGTATGATGAGCTGATTAAAGAAATTAAAAATAATACTTGACAAATCGCCGCTATGGTGCTATACTTAAACCATCAAATGAAGGAGCTGAATGATATGAACGAACTGTTTGTTATGAGCTTGAAAGCAAAGCACCGTAGCGAAGGTACAATCAGAGAATATACCAAGGCGGTTAATAATTGCTTGAAGTATGTCAACAAGCCTGAATCTGAAATTAAGGCTATTGATCTTGAGATGTGGCAGTCCAGCATGGACAATCTCAGTTCTGCATCTGTTGCTCAGAGAACATCGGCTGTTCGTGAATATTTCAAATTCCTATATCGGAATGAGTTCATTCAGCGCAATCCGGCTGAGTTTCTTGAAGCTCCTGCTATCAAGAATCGTGAACAATCTGCGCTGACTGGCGAACAGGTCAGAGCAATGGTCAATGCCGCAACCAATTTGCGCAATAAGGCGATTATCATGATGCTTGCGCAAACTGGCTTGCGTATTCACGAATTGCTCAATATCACACTTGAACAGTATGAAAGCCGCAGTAATAATATCCTAGTCATTCGTGGTAAGGGCGATAAGGATAGATTGATTGGTTTGTCCGATGAGACGATCAAGCTGATTGATAGCTATATTACCAATGAACGCAAAAATGGTTGTGAATATTTATTTGTTGGCAATCAAGGCAATAAGATGGATGGCAAAAATACCAGCGCTATGCTCAAGGTAGCAGCTAGAAAAGCTGGTATTGAGAATTGGGAAGAATTGCATATTAGTAATCATACCATGCGCCGCACGTTTGCTACCATGATGTCTGAAGCAGATGTACCTATTGAGGTTATTAGTAAGGCGATGGGGCATAGCTCGATTGCTATTACGGCGAACAGATATATTAAGCGCACCGAACAACGTGCAGTAAACGCTATGAGCGTTGTGAATTTTTAAGACATAAGGAGGACATAAATAATGATGTGGGAAGATGTATTTAACAGCTTGTACGATGAAATCATGAAAGAAAGGGAAAAGAATAAGATGAAGCTAGAATACAAATTCTATGAAAAGAATCTAGCACCTAAGTGGCTAGAGGGCGATTATGACCTGCATATTAAGGGTAATCGTATGACGATGACAAGCAAGGATGGCAAGAAGGTTGAAACAAGATGCCATCCTGACGATGATTGGCGTTTGCAGGTTGGGCTTGATGAGCTAAAAGCAAAAATGAATGAAGCAAAGAAGCCAAGAGAAATTAAGGTCGGGGACAGAGTAGTGATTAACCATGTGAGAACTCGAGTGTGGACAGTTAAATATATTGATAAAACAAAGGGCATTGCTCTTATCGACAATGCAAATTCTGATAAGCCGTGTGTTGTTGCATTGTCTAGCCTTGAGTTGGCAGATTGATATGACAGAAATGCACCATATAGGGAGGGGACATATGTCGGATAATGAATTAAAAAATATTTTGAAGAAAGAGCTTGAGCCTAAATTTCAAAGCTATTTTAATCAAGGTTTGATGGCTGGTTGGAATGCTTGTATTTGTGCAATAGATAAATCTATTTCCAACTTGACTTCTGCCAAAGCAATTAAAGAGCTGATCAAATCTAAAGTAAATGAGGTTAATGCTCGTAGTGAAAAGAGAGAATAATTTAACGCCACTATGGATTGCAGGAGGCGCAGTCCTGTTTGTAAGCTCACTGTTGCCTCTGTGCGGCTCGATTGTGGATTTGGCACAATCAGTTATCAATGCTAAGATTAACCGCATGTCGCTTGAGTTAGAGATTGATAAGGCAGAACATGAAGCAGCCGTTGAAAAAATTTCGCCTAGTCCTGCTATTACTCAGGCTATCGGATTTCAAGTAAGCGAACCTGATTATGAGGAGGAATATGAATGAGCCGTAGACCTCAAATGCTTATGGAAATTCCATGTATGCGTTGTGATTATCAATCTGATTGCGACAAATATGTAAAAATCGATCCACGTATGACAGCACAGAGAGATAAAATGTGGAATGATGCTGACTTGAATTGCATGGATTGTGTACTGAGAAATGTGCTGAAGATGAGAAAGGAGTCGGTTAGTTGACAGACCGAGGTTGTAAAAAGCCGTATATTCACTTCTTATCAAATGCCGCAGTTGATGTGACCGGCTCTTGCCATCATGTACGATTCAAGAAATATAGTATCCTCCTAGATTGTGGCATGATACAGGGTATGGGGGATATTGTGTCCGACTATAAGGCTAATCTTGCTCAGCTAAAAAAGATTAAACCAAGAGATGTAGATTTTATTGTGTTAAATCATAGCCATTTAGACCATATTGGACTTGCTCCTGCGCTATATGCTAAAGGATGTAATGCGCATCTATATGCCCCATCTGGCTCTACTAATTTTCTCAAATTGTTATGGGAAGATAGCCTAAAAATCATGCGATCTGATTGTCTAAAAATTAAGAATAAGCATGGCCAGAAGGCTGCGCCATTCTATGACGAGCAAGCTATTGAACGTGCGCTTAATCGTATCATAGAAGTCGATTATAATATACCTATTCAGCTTGCGTCTGATATTAAGCTAACATATTATCCTGCCGGACATATTATCAATTCAGCGCAATGTGTACTTGAGCTAAAAGATGGATATGTGACTAAGCGCATTGGATTCACTAGTGATATTGGCGGTGCGTCTGAAAGACCGTACAAGGCGCGTAGACAGACGTTGCCATTCGTTGATGTTCTTATCTCTGAATGCACATATTGTCAACAGGGGCGACCTAACAGCCCCAAGGATAGAGATAAGGATATTGAGAAGATTAAGACGATCATTGCTGAATCAAATAAAATTCTCACCCCCTGTTTTTCTCTTGACCGCACTCAATCTATGTTGCGCCTATTGCATGACGAGGGCATTGATAAGCAAATCAAAATTTATCTCGACTCACCACTTGCGTCTAAATTTTGTGCAATCTGGACGTGGGAAGAAGACGAGCTTGAGAATGTAAGAATTGTTGAATCTCAAGAAGAATCAGTCAATCTACAAATGCGAAACGAGCATTGCTTAATCATCAGTGCGTCAGGCTTCCTTGTTGGTGGTAGAATTATGAGCCATCTAAAAACGGCTCTACCTGATAGCCGCAATCATATCTTATTTTGTGGGTTTGCTGGTGATAATGGGCTTGCGTCTCAAATCAAATCTAATATGCCAGAGGTCAATGTTGATGGCGTAAACGTAGCAAATAAAGCAAATATCACAGAACTGCGCTCATTTAGTAGTCATGCCAGCTATGAAGAATTGATTGACTACTTGACAAATCAATGCCGTTTCAACAAACTCTGTTTAGTGCATGGCAATTATGAGAACAAAGTAGAATTTGCTAATACCCTACAAGACGAGCTAATTAAACAAGGTAAATCAAGCAGGGTTGTAGCAGTAAATCAAGATCAGAGGATATTCATATGAATGATGAAGAAATTAGAACCGTCAAATCTCTACAAGATGGTGGCACATATATTGTTAGATTTAACGAGAATTTAAGTTGTAAGCAAGTTAATATGCTATTGTCAGAACTGCGGCTTCACTTAGTCGGACGAAATGTTAGAATATTACCTGAAATGCCACAATATTTTGAATTTGTTAGAGAACCTGTAGAAAAAATTAAATAAACACTCTTGACAACCGCTCCAATCTATGATATAATCCAAGTATCAAATGAAAGGGGCGGTTGTTGTTATGACTACTGAAAAATTGTATTACATTATCAAATCTTGGAGCATTAAGATTCACGATGAAGGATTTCTTATGATGGAGAATGAAATGCTGGACGTTCTCAAATCTCTTGAATCTGATATGCTCATTGAGCAGTCCAAGAAATCTGGTACAAAGTCAATCGTGAATGCAGCTAACCGTATCATTAAGAACGCTAAATCTAGCAAGCGTCCTGTGCTTGAAGGCATGTTCGAGAACAAAGATAAATACGGTGAAACAAAATATTGTGTATGCGATGGGTTTGTAGCTATTAGATTCAATGAAAAGCAGTTTCTACCTGAAATTGATGAAAAATATCATGGACAGGAAATGCAACTTGAATATATTGTTAGAAAGCCTGATTTTGGAAAAGAAATTACCCTTCCTGATATTGGCAAACTCAAGGTATATATCAAGACGCATAAAATCAAGGAGAAGAATAATCCCAAGAAAGTAGCTGATTATCTGCTCAATGAGGAATTGAATCTTTGGGTCAATCCGCAGTATTTGCTTAACGCTATGGAATGTCTGCCTGATTGTAAGGCGTATGCGGCAAACAGAATCGGACCAATTTATCTCAAAGCTGAAAATGGAGATGGTGTGGTTATGCCGGTGAATTATAAATGACATTTAGAAAAGATTATATCAAAGCATTTGTTGAATCTCCATTGGCAGGTTCTATAAAATTCAATCACGTCCCACCACGAGCTTAAGTTTTTAAGGCGAATCAATTGATATTCACTGCGAACGTAAAACAAGAAGAAGATTCTGAATATAAAGTATGGGATAAAATTGAATCAAAGAAATATCCAATCGTTTGTCCTCATTGTGGCGCACCACATAATCCAAATGAAGCAAGATGTGAATATTGTGACGGATATATGAAGGAGGAATAAACCATGAAACATAGTGAAGATGTATTTGAGTTGATGAAGTGATGAACGAAAATTATACAATCCTACATATTCATTCTATGTTATCTAACGGAGTAACTAATATAGATTCTGTAACACGATATGACCAATATATAGACCGCGCCGCAGAACTAGGAATGAAGGCAATGGCGTTTTCTGAGCATGGTTCTGTATTTCAATGGGTAAAGAAGAAATTGCATACCGAAGAAATGGGTATGAAATATATTCACGCTCAGGAATTTTATCTAACTCAGACACTATCAGAAAAAATCCGAGACAATTATCACTGTTTGCTAATTGCTAAAAATTATGATGGCGTATTAGAGCTAAACAAGTTATCAAGCAAAGCATTTAATCGTGACGATAATTCATTCTATTATGTGCCACGAATCACGATTGAGGATGTAAAGAATACCAGCGATAATATCATTGTGTCTACGGCTTGTCTTGGTGGCGTATTGAACAAAGCGCCAGATGATGTTCGATGGGATTTTTACCATTGGCTATGTGAACACAAAGACAGATGTTTTCTTGAGATTCAGCCACATCTTGACCCCGCTCAAAAGAGCTATAATAATACATTATGGACGCTATCTAAACAAAGCGGTTTGCGGCTATTGATGTGTACCGATACTCATGCGCTCAATTCTACTCATGTAGAGGGACGCAAAATTCTACAAAAAGCAAAGAATATTCATTTTGACGGTGAAGATAAATTTCATCTTGAAATGATGAGTTATGATGAGTTGGTGCAATTATGCCGTATGCAGGACGCGCTGCCTATAGATGTGTACTTGGATGCTATTGAGATGACGAATACTGTAGCTGATATGATTGAGCCGTTCGAGCTTGATTATAGCTATAAGTATCCGCATCTATGGGGCGATGATAGCGAGGATGTTCTTAGAGCTAAGATCGCAGATGGTATTGTGTGGCGCGGTGTTGACAAGCTGCCTAATTATCGAGAATACATAGACCGCATTGAATACGAGATGAAAGCATATGTCCATAATGGCGCGATTGACTTTATGCTGCTCATGGAGGACATTATAGCATGGTGCAAGACGCAGGACATTCTTGTAGGATATGGGCGCGGTTCATGCAACGGTTCAGTCATTGCTTATCTGCTTGGTATTACTGAGATGGATAGCATCAAGCATGGGCTTAATTTTGAGCGATTCATGAATACGGAGCGCGTATCGCTGTCGGATATTGATACAGATTTTCCTCCTAGCAGAATCAACGAGGTCAAGCAATATATATTTAACAAGCATGGGTTGTATTGTTCTGATATTGTCACATTTAATACGATTGCTCTAAAGGGCGCTATTCGTGATGTTGGCAGAGCGTTGGAAATGCCACTTGATGAAGTGGGGCAAATATGTAATGCCGTAGAACAAGACGAGGACAAATGCCGTGTTAAATATCCGGAGCTATTCAAATATGTCGATATTGTAAATGGTTGCGTTGTATCAGTTGGCAACCATCCTTGTGGCTTAGTTGTATCACCTCATTCTATTGATGACCGTATGGGATTATTTACTACGTCAACAGATGATGTACCAATCAGCCAAATCAATATGAAAGAGGTTGATTTACAGAATTATGTTAAGCTCGATTTGCTCAAGCTTGATACCATTGAACTAATCAATGAGACGTGTAAATTAGCTGGTATTGAGCGTCTAACGCCTGACAATGTTGATATAAATGACAAAGCCGTATGGGATAGTATCAGAGATGATACTACGGCTATTTTTCAGTGGGAAGGCACAACTGGTGATAGATATATCAAGCAGCTCTTATCTGAGTCTAATATTCAGAAATTTAAGGCGTTGAATCCAAACATTGACTATATGACATTGCTATCAATCGGTAATGGCGCAATTCGTCCTGCTGGTGCGTCATATCGTGATGGCCTTGCTAATGGCGTTATCCGTAAATCTGGAAATGCGGCGATTGATGAATTTATGAAGCCGACATTTGGCTACCTTGTATTCCAGTGTCAAATCATTCAATTCTTACATGAATATTGTGGTTATACTATGGGCGAAGCCGATGTTGTGCGCCGCCATTTTGCTAAAAAGACGGGTACAGACAAGGATATACCACAAATCAAGGCTGGCTTTGCTAAAACAATGGCAGAGCGACACAATATGAACCAAAACGAATCAGATAAGGTCATAGCTGATTTTATCCAAGTTATTATTGATGCTAGCAATTATCTATTCTCTCTAAATCATAGTCAGCCATATAGCTATGAGGGATATGTGTCAGGTTGGCTCAGATACCATTATCCGCTTCAATTCCTTACAGTTGCTATGAATATCAATCAAGGCAAAGAGGAAAAGACAGCGGCATTAACGGCATATGCTCATAAGGTCGGCATTAAAATAAAATCTCCTAAATTCCGTCATTCTCGCTCAGATTATTTTTGTGATACAGATGAAAATACAATCTATAAGGGGCTTGGCTCAATCAAGTATATGAGCGCCGATGTAGCTGAGGCATTATATGGTATGCGTGATATGCGGTTTAAGAATTTTATTGATGTGCTATTCGCCATCCAACAGCTTGAAGCAAAGCCAGATGCGCGACAACTTGACATTTTGGTTAAGATTGGTTATTTTACAGAATTTGGCCCAGCTAAGGCACTATTGTTAGGTATTGAGATTTTTAATAAATTTTCAAAATGCAAGACAATTAAGCTTGACAAATGGGCTGAAATGGGTTATAATGTAGATATGCTCAAGCCGTATGCTGGAAAGATGACAGAGAAAACAGCTAGTCATCTTGATAATCGCGGCATTATCCTGTCAATTCTACGCTCAATGAAAATGCCTAAAACGACCGTTGTTGACAAGCTGAAATGGCAGATCGAGCTATTAGGATATGTAGATGGCAATGACCCCAATTCAGACCCTAATGATTGGCTAGTGCTAGATGTTAAGACAACAGGATATGGCACTGTTTATATCTCAGTTTATAACATTTGTTATGGATCAGAACGCACATATAGAGCCAATAAGAAATTCTGGGCAAATCATCAATTAGAAAAAGGCGATGTGATCAGAGCTGTATTGCAAGAGAAAAATAAAATGAAAAAAGATGAAAATGGTGAATGGGTGACATTGCCAGAAAAAATTGTCGAAATGAAATGTTGGAAGAAATATGAAGAAATGTAAAGGATTTTGTGCAAATGAATGTGTGACCGGGTATTGCCCGATTGCGCTTGATAGGCAATACGATTGGTATAGCGATATGGGATATGATGTACCAAAGAATTGCAAAGAATGTTGCTACAATACGTTTAATTGTGAGGATTGTATCTTCCAAGAATTAAAATATTGTGTAAAATTAGAGGAGGTGTAAATAATGGATGCTGTTGAATATGTAACGCAACGAAATCGAATGTGTGATTATTATGTAAGTTGTAGCGAGTGTCCAGTGGGTCAGTATAAAGTGTGTGCATCTATTGTGGGGATTCCTAAGTTAATTCCTATTATAGAGCAATGGGCAAAAGAACATCCTGTCAAAACAAGACAGAGCGAAATACTTAGGCTATTTCCAGAAACCGATATGAACAATGGCGTGCTTGAATTTTGCCCACGAAGATTTGGATATGTTAAGGACATTCGTAAATGCTGTGAGCCAACAACAGAATGTGCTGAATGCAAGCGTGATTTTTGGCTAAAAGAAATTGAATGAGAATAAGGAGGATTAAATAAGTAAATGGGTGTAGCAGTTTTGATTTTAGGTGAAAGTGGATCTGGTAAATCAGCATCACTTAGAAATTTCAAGCAAGAGGATGTTGGTATCCTAAATGTGGCATCTAAGCCGCTACCATTCAGAAATGTAAATAAACTACAGAGTATGAATAAGGCAACATATACCAGTATCAAAGGCGCAGTATGTAGCGGTAAGAAACTAAGTTGGGTCGTAGATGATGCTCAGTATCTTATGGCTTTTGAAAGCTTTGATAAGGTGAATGAAGTCGGGTATGGCAAGTTTACTACGATGGCTAAGAACTACGAGGAAATGTTGCGTACTGTTCAGGAGGATACAAGCCCAGATACGATTGTATATATCATGCAGCATATTGATACTGATGAAAATGGCAAGGTTAAGGTTAAGACTCTTGGTAAGATGCTAGACCAGCAGCTCACCGTAGAAGGACTGTTTAGTATCGTCCTGCTATGTAAAGCAGATGAGCGCAAGCATTATTTTATTACGCAGTCTGACGGCTCGAATCCATGTAAGTCACCAATGGGCATGTTTGATTCTCTTGAGATTGACAATGATCTAAAGATGGTTGATGACACAATCAGAGAATATTATGGACTAAAGAAGGCAAGTGCGCCAAAGGCTAAATCTACTACTACAGCTAAAAAAGCTGAGTAAAATATAAACAAACTGAAAAATAATGTGAGGTATGTAAAGTATGAAAAAGATTGCTAATTTTGATAAGATTCAGGAAAATGGTGGCGGGTTTAAGAGAATCCCTGATGGCGCTTACATTGTAGGGATTAAGAAAGTAACCGATAACCCAGACAAAAGCTATTTAAGAATGGAACTGGACGTGTGCAAAGGGGAGTATAAGAACTGGTATCAGAAGCTATACGATGCTGACAAGCGCGAAACAAAGTATTGGCCTCGTGATGGTGTTCTAGTGCGTAGCTACTCAGATAAAGCGCTTCCTTTCTTTAAGGGGTTTATTACAAGCGTAACTAAGTCGAATAAGAATTTTAATTGGGAGTGGGACGAACAGAAGCTAGTTAATAAGGTGTTCGGAGTCGTTATTGGAACCGAAGAATATGAGCGGCAGAATGGCGGTATTGGTAAGCGCCCATATATTGCATCTGTTCATAGTGTTGAAACCATTGAAAAGGGAGAATATGAAATTCCTGCGCTCAAGGAGCTAACTGCCACCAAGACCACAACTACTCCTGCTAATGACCCAATCCCTGATTTTGGTGATGTGTTCAATACTACGCCTACTGATACGCCGACTCCTGCTGAATCAGAAAATCCTTGGGATGATTCCGATGAAAATAATCCATTCATGTAATCTATAAAAATATTAAAGGCGGGGGCTTGACAATCCCGCCTTTTTATTATATAATATAACCATCAAATAAACGGAGGATACGCAATATGACAGTGTGGGATGTATTTATGGAACTGCCTCATAATATTCAAATGATGGTTGTTTGCAAAGGGTTTGTTGTTTGTAGAAATTTTGGAAAGCTCAAAGACGATAGATGGGATTGGATTGATAATGTGCAAGCTAAAAACGTATATCAAGATAACGGAATGGTGGTGTGTGAGATTTGAACGTTGGTATTATTGACGCTGAAATTATCGGGAAAACTAAACATAGATTTCCGAATCTTGCTTGCATGAAAATATCGTCATGGTATAAATCGCAAAGAGACAATGTTAGGTTGTGTTTATCATATGAAGATATTGAACGATTTGACAAAGTGTTTATTTCTAAAGTTTTTGTCAAGACAGATATTCCTATGGAGGACAAATCAATAGAAAAAACTGAGTCAAATTGTGCAGAATATTATGCCAACAATCCATTCTTAAAAAACCCAAAAATAGAATATGGCGGAACTGGATTTTTCTACGAGAAAGCACCAAAACTTCCTGATAATATAGAACATTGTCTACCAGATTATCATTTGTACGATGAATGGGTTGCAAATTGTATTGCTAATGGGGCAAAACAAAAAGAATTTGTTTATTACACCGATTACTCTATTGGGTTCTTGACGAGAGGCTGTTTCCGTCAATGTCAGTTTTGTGTTAATAAGATATACAATAAATGCTGTGCGCATTCTGCATTAGATGAATTTATAGACATATCACGTCCTAAATTATGTTTTCTTGACGATAATTTCTTTGCTTGTCCTGACTGGCGTAATATTATAAATTCTGTAAAATCGACTGGTAAACGGTTTCAATTCAAACAAGGGCTTGATGAAAGATTGCTTACCAAAGAAAAAATAGAAGAAATTCAAACGTGGAAATATGATAGTGATCTTATCTTCGCTTTTGATAATATTGAGGATAAAGACTTAATTAAATCTAAACTAAATTTAATATATTCAACTTGCCCTAATTGGAAAAAACAAATGAAATTTTATTGCTTTTGTGGCTTTGATAGAGAAAATCAATATGACGATGTTTTTTGGCTCAAAGATATAATTGATCTATTTGAACGCATTTTCATTCTCTCTAAATATTCTGCTTTCCCATATGTTATGAGACATGAAAATTATAAAAAATCTCCATATAGAGGATTATATGATACTATTGCAGCGTGGTGCAATCAGCCATCTTTTTTCAAAACATTTACATTTGAAGAATTTTGTAAATGTAGAGGAATGAAGGCTGATGGCTATAAAAAGTATAAAAAGAATATAACAGGGTATCTTGCAGAATATGGCGAAACAGCAAGAGGTGCTTCGTGGAAATATTATGATGAGTTCGTCTCAAAAAATGGAGACAGTGATTATTTTCATTTAATCCCAAAAGATATGGCGACTTTTGGTATATGGTCTAAAAAATGAATAAATTTCTATGTGTAGCTCAACTGCAAGAGCTGCGAATTGACATATATCAGACCCACATGAAAGTCAAATTCAGCGTCATCGCCAATAATCAATGCTTGACCATGAATCAAACATTAAGCCGCAAATGGAATGAGCCGCAAATCAAATCATGGTTGGCTGTGGCGCAATATACCCATCCACGAGTAGACAGCTATATATATGTCAAAAATAAACATTATTATACAATGAAAAAATCTGATATGCCTACTAGGCTATTGGTATCAGGCAATATCAATGAATGGAAAAAATCATTGTATTATAATGTACAATATTGTCGCATAGTTGAAGATAATGCGCCTGATAGCATGAATATAGAAATGGATGGGCAATGGGTTAATTCGAGCCGATTCTTGAATATATGCGGCGATTCGCCTAGGGTGTTTAATATCAATCGTCCTGACGGCTGTGAGGGCTGTATATGCCGATTGCGGCTTGAATATGATGCAGGATATAGCATAGAGCAAAATCGGGTCATAACGAATCCTAGCGGTCTTAGAGTGGTTGATTGTAAGAGAACAGATGTAGTTATGAGCAAAGAAGAAATTAACAAGTGGATGTTAGAATATGATATAATTTCTTCTTGACAACCTCCTATTTTTATGCTATAATCAAATCAACAAATGAAACAGGAGGTTGTTTTATGAGCAAGTCATCTACAATTAAATGCCGTCAATGCGGTAAATCAACGCCAAAACAAGATGCAATCGAATATAAGCCTAAATTCTATTTCTGCTGTGAGCAATGTAAGCAAGATTACATCAATGCTCATACCGCTAAGCCCAAGACAGAATCAAAAGATGATAGGCGCAAGTTGCTAGATTATATACGCCAAATTGCCCCTGATGCTAATATGCGGCTTGTGGGCATACAGCTTGCTCAGTTGATGAAAGATAATCCTGATATGACATATGGCGGCATTGCTTATACTATCAGATATATCCATAAAGAGCAAGGATTGGATATATCTAAATCGCCGCTTGGTTTAGTCAAATATAAATATGACAGCGCCAAAAAATATTATACTTGGCTAAATCAGGTAAGACAGAATATACAGCAATGGCAAGCTGAAGATGGGGTTGAGACGATTGTGAAAAGAAATGATGAGGAGGATGTGTTTGGGTAATGCTCTATGACCAAAATTCTGTTAGGCTGCTATTGGGTTGTTTGCTAATCAAGCCCTCTCTTGCTATTTCTGACAAATACCCACTAAGCCGTGATGATTTCACGGTTGATTTTCATCTCAGATTGTGGCAGGGCTGCGTTGCTCTTAGTCGTCGTGGCGCTGAATCCATATCCGCACTAGACCTCTATATGCTATGTAAGAACAATAAGCAAGTAGAGGATATATTCAAGCTGAATCAATTAGATGATTTTATTGATACGGTTAAGCAACTTGCTAATGTTGGGAACTTTGAGGTCTATTACAACAACACGCGACGAGCTACATTGCTTCGCTCATACAAGACAGTTGGATACAACATAGATAAATTTGAACAAGATAATAAAGCGACAATAGAGGACATAGTACAATATTTTGACGCACAGCAGATAGCTATAAAAAAGCAATTCTACAAAGATAAAGATATAGATGAGCTAAAAGCTGGCGACGGATTTGAAGCGATTAAAGAGGGCTTTAAGGCAGAGCCGCTATTCGGCGCAACGACCTTTAGCGAATATTTGAACACAGCTGCTAGGGGTTGGATTCCGGGGCAGTTATCCATCTATTCAGTCGGATCAGGTGTAGGCAAGTCAACTATCGGCTTAGCCAACCTTGTACAAGTATGTTGTCCTAAAATATATGATATGGACAAAGGGCAATATGTAGATAATCCATGTTATCAGCATAAAGCTGGTCTATATCTCCAATTTGAGATGGCTGGTGATACTGAAATCACGCCTAAGATTGTGGCTACAATTAGCGGCGTACCATGCTTTAGCATCTTGAATGGGCGATATGAAGAAGGCGAAGAAGAACGTGTAGATGAGGCTATTAAAATTCTACATGAATCTAAGCTATATATCGTCACCATGCCTAATTATACTGTTGATTTGATTGAATCGTATGTAAAGGATTATGTTGTAAACAAAAATGTAGGCTATCTTTGTTATGACTATATCGTTGAATCATCATCTGTATCAAGCGATTTGGCTAAAAAGAATGGCGTGTCTACTCGTTCAGATCAAGTGCTATCTGGTATAGCAAGTAAGCTCAAAGATTTGGCTGTTGAATATAATATAGCCGTCTTGACATTTACTCAGGTCAATGCTAATGCTATGACACAGGAAATTATGGATAGCGGTGTTGCAGCTGGTTCAAGAGCAATTCAGAACAAGGCTGATGTAGCTGGCGTAATTATGCCGTTGCGCCGTAAAGAGCAAGAAATAGCTGATATGATGATGGAAAAATATCCTGATAAAACAAAACCAAATCGCATACTGCATATTTATAAAATGCGGTTCTCTCAAGTTGAACAGGGTATTAAAATATATTTTCATCTTGATTTGAATACTGGACGAACAAAGGATTGTTTTGTAACGAGCAAGTTCGACAATCCAATACAGCTTCAAAGAACAAGGTTGATATATGCAAAATGATTGACATTACATCTCTTAAATCCCAATTAACCGACGACCGTATCATAGAGCTAATGGATGCTATGGGTGCGCCATTGATGAAGGCTGATAGCAATAATCTAATATTTCCAAGTATATGTCACCATGGGGCAGATGCTATAAATCACCGCCCCAAATTATGGTTTAACCAAGAGCGGCAAGTATTCCATTGTTGGGTATGCGGATTGCATACGGATGCTATTGGTTTAGTTCAGCACGTCAAACATCTTGACTTCAATCAAGCTGTCTCATATATATGTTCTGTCCTGCATCTACAAGTAGGGCAAATAGAGCAAAATGAACAGATTGATAATTGGGCTGAATTACGCCGCTTTTTACCTAATGCCGAGCCAGAGACAGATAAGCTCTTGACATATGACAAGTCCATATTATCTCTATTTGACCATTTATATCTGCAAGAATGGCTGGATTACGGCATTTCAGCAGATACACTTGATAAATTTGGTATAGGATGGTATGCGCGTCAGGCGTGTATTTCCATACCTGTTGTGTTTAATGGACAACTAGTAGGCGTAAGGGGGAGATATACAAGAGAGCAGGATATAGTTAAAGGCAAATATAGACCAATATGCACATTAGATGGGACAGTATTAAAATTCCCATCATCTGCTTGTCTATATGGCTATGACCAAAATAAATCCGCTATTGAAAAGTCACGTCAAGTAGTGCTATTTGAGAGTGAAAAGTCGGTGCTAAAAGCGCCGAGCTACAATTTGCATAATTCTCTAGCCGTCTTTGGCTCTAATATAAGCAAGCAACATATACAGCTATTGCTAGAGCTTGGTGTGAATGATGTAGTTATAGCATTTGATAGCGACTATAAGCAAGTAGGTGATGATGAATTTAAGTTCTTTGTTGTTAAGATGAAGAAATTAGCGGCTAAGCTAAAGCCGTATTTTTCAGTCAACATAATCTATAATAATCAAGGCTACGATATGTATAAATGCAATATGATGGACCTACCATATGAGCAAGCTATGAAATTATGGGAAAGTAGGGTAAGAGTATGAGAACAGAAAAAAGGGTATTAGACCCATGTTGCGGAAGTAAGATGTTCTGGTTTGATAAAAATAATCCAGATGTTGAATTTTGTGATTGTAGAGAGTTAAATACTAATCTATGTGATGGGCGCAAACTAATTATCAAACCAGACATTATTACTGATTTTACTAATTTACCATTTGATGATAATACTTTTTGGCACGTTGTATTTGACCCTCCACACATGATTACACTTGGAGAAAATTCATGGATGGCAAAGAAATATGGTGTACTTAAAGAGGATTGGGAAAAGACGCTACACGATGGATTCTCTGAATGTATGAGGGTCTTAAAGCCAAATGGAACGCTAATTTTCAAATGGAACGAAACGGACATTCCTGTATCAAAAATAATTCGAGTTATTGGATACGAGCCAATGTACGGACATAAATCTGGTAAATTGCAGAAAACACATTGGATGGCATTTATGAAAGAGAGATAATGTTATGAAAAGCGAATGTAAATATGCACATGAATGCCGGTATCAACGATATGTGGATGGCAAAGAGCGCACTGTAGTTAGGATAGAATGTTGGGCTACTAAAGAGCTATTTGAATGTACTGAGCAATGCAGAGAAAATATGGTAAATATAAGCCACTATATGAAACAAGGCTAAAATGGAAACACAGATATAATACAAATGGCTCATGGTATAGTGTTTGTGCTAGATGTGGTTATCACTATGAGCTAGTTGAGGCTAATTATTGTCCTCGTTGCGGCTATGAATATAAGCCTTGGGATGGCACAATTTTTAGGTAAAAAATAATACTTGACAAATCAATGTTTTTGTGCTATTCTATATTTAAGCCAACCGGCTAATATATATTTGGAGGATTATAATATGAAGAAAATCACGCTCAATGTCATGGAAGTAGAGGAGGCTTTTATGTTGTTTAAGGACGATCCTCATCTCAGAGATGAATATAAGGACGTTGAATCGTTCAAGAATGCTCGAATTGATGATATTGATTCTATGGTAGAATTTCTCAATCGAGACGCAGAGGACGTCAGGATGCTTACAGAAAACGAAACTGATTTTCTTGGGCTTGACCATGGTGGTCTGTATTATATTAGTACTTGGGATGATGAATATGTGCTAGTTGAAGAAATTTGATAATTTAATACTTGACAAATCAACCTCTTTATGATATAATCACTATATCAATAATAAGGAGGTTGATTTTATATTAAAATTCATCCACTACTTAATTCCCTTAATGAAGCCACATTTTTAAGGGAATAGTTATAAAAAATGAGTAAATCCATAGACTTAACCGGACAAAGATTCGGTAGATTGATTGTATTGGAAAGATGTGGCAGTAATAGAAAGAATGTTGCACTCTGGAAATGTCAGTGCGATTGCGGAAACATCAAGATAATAAGGTCTGATACGCTTAGATGTGGTCATACGAAATCTTGTGGTTGTTTAATGTTAGAGCGTGCAAGGGAAACTTCTATAGAGAACAAAAATAAAAGATATTGTAAAAATTATTATGAAGAACACGGAGATGTAACATATCTATTTGATAAATCTCGACAACATTATGCAATCATAGATACGTCAGTTATACCATTTGTAAAAGATTTTTATTGGAAAAAGGGCAAGAACGGATATTGGACTACTCAAATAAAAAGTGACAAAAAATTTTATTTACTACACGCTTTTATATATGAGCATGTTCACAATGATGCTATAGACAAATCGAAAGATATAGATCATAAGGATAGAAATGTAGATAATAATACTTCCATCAATTTAAGACTTGTAACAAGACGAGAAAATATAGCAAATAGAATAAGAAACCCAATAACTTTTAATAAAAAGTGGCAAAAATATATTGCTCAAATCACATATTGTGAAGTTCATTATTATTTAGGAGGATATGTGAATAAAGCAGATGCGGATGCACTATATAAATATGCTCACAAGTTGTTTTACAAAGAATGTTCACCGTATTTTAATGAAAATATTGACGTGTCACATATAGAAATGACTAAAATAACAAAGGAGACATTAGGACGTATTGAAAATATCACCACTATTAAATAATATAGACGAGAATACATTCATTCAATCATATTTATCCGCTTGTGGTATAGATGATATTGACTCATATCTAAATCCAGATAATATTGAATATCAATCGCCTGATATGTATAAGAATATGGATGTGGCTGTTGATATGTTCAAGTATGCTAATGACGATATTCAAATTGGCATCGTTGCCGATTCTGACGGAGATGGCAACTTATCAGCGGCAATCGCATATTTGCTATGTAAAGAATTTGGAAAGAAAGAACCAGTAGTACTATTCCATTCTGGAAAGCAGCATGGTATACAAGACCTGATGCAAGATATTATTGATGCGCATATTGATTTTCTTATCTTGCCTGATTCAAGCTCTAATGAAAATGACGCTTGTTTAGAGCTGGAACAGCATAAATGCACTTGTCTTGTTCTTGACCACCATATCATTGAGCGAAAGAATCAACACGCCGTTGTAGTCAACCCGTATCGAGCCGACAATGCGCCGAATATCAATACAGACATTAGCGGCACAGGCGTTGTAGAAAAATTTGCTTGTGCGCTTGACTTTAAGCAATCTTTCAAGGATTTGGTAGCTGTTAGTCTAATCTCTGATATTTGCAGCTTGCATTCACCTGAGAACCGCAAATATGTATATGACGGATTAACTAATCCAACTAATCCATTCATCAAATACTGCTTAGAGCATTGTTGCAATCGTGGCGTTAATCCAGAGGGTGTGGCATTTGGTATTGCGCCTCTTGCTAATGCGCTTGCTCGTAGTGATGACCAGTCTACTAAACGGCTATTTTTTGATGCGCTGATTGGCAAGATTGAGCCAGAAGCTGCTGTAAAGGCCATGAAAGCCGTAAAATCTAAGCAGGATTATCAGGTAAAGAAAGTAGTAGATAAGCTATCAGACGGACTTGATACGTCTCACAAGGTTATTATCGGATTTGGCGAACCTGAGAATAAATCTTATTTAGGGCTTGTAGCCAATAAATTTTGTGGCAAATACAACAAGCCCACGTTCCTACTGAGAGAGCTAAACAGCACAACATGGTCTGGCTCGATGCGCAGTCCTATTGATTTGCTTGAGACTATTAATAAATCAGGATTGGCCAAATGTCAAGGGCATAGCGCGGCTGCTGGTATCAGCGTGAAGAAGTCCAACCTAAAGCGATTTGCGCGATTCTTAGATGGACTTGATTTGGACGTAGAGCCAGATATTGAGGTGGCGGCTCAGATCAAGCCTAATAATATCACACGCAATCTTACAAATCTATGTGTAGAAAATAATATCCTATGGGGCAAGGATGTAAACAAACCGTTATTTCATTGTACTTTAACATCTCCTCAGATTTATGTATATCGTAATCGTTCAACTACTGTCAAACTGGTTCAGGATGGCATTGAGTTTATTAAATTCTTTGTTAGTAATGAAGAAGTAAGTCAATTTGAATCTGCTCAAGGTAAATCCGTAGAGGTTGTAGTATCACTTGGATTGAATGAATATAATGGTCAGATTAAGCCACAAGCAATCATTGAGCGATATGAAATTATTGATAAACCAAATGAAAATGAAATTGATTGGAGTGAATATTTTAATTGAGCAGAGCAGAAAGAAATCGTCGCAAACGTACTGAGCGCCCCCTAAAATATGCACCTATCAAATGCCAAAATTGCGGCTTAATGGTAGATGAAAAATACGTAGTTGACATAAATTTTACTTGTCCTATTTGCGGTAAGGAGCTATTTACAGAATTAAAGAAAATGATTGAAAAATAATTAAAATAATGCTTGACAACCTCCTGATTCTATGATATACTTGATTTATCAAAGAACAGGAGGTTGTTTTATAATGGGTTACGAAAGCAAGGTATATATTTGCAGTAGGATTAGCAATAATACCTACATCTACAATGAGGTAATTGCCGCAGTAGATATGTGCAAAATGGGTTATGATTCTGGATGGGCAGAGTTATTCAGCAAAAAGCTAGATGGTGATTTCCTTGGATTTGACCATGATAATCCTAGAAATCAAGACTGGGAAAACACAGAGCTGTTAGATGCCTATGATGAACCAATGATGTATGCTGACATTGATACTGTAAAAGAGTGGGTCAATAATCAGATTGAGAACGGTGAGGATCATAGACGGTTGTTTGTGTTGAAAGCTGTACTAGATAGCTTTGATAAGACACGATGGGGATCTGATAGAGCTAAATTGATTGTGGTTCATTATGGATATTAAGGAGGTATAATCATATGCAAGACGCATTAACCTATGAAGCATGGCTTAATTCCGTATGCCATGTCTGCAATAGCTTGTTAAAAGCAAATGTAAGCGTAATAGGTAATAATGAATTTAAGGTGGTAGCTACAAAATATAGTTGGTTTACATTTGTTGATTGCACCGGATTTGAAGTAATGTACAATGAGGGCTGGGAGCCAGCGTTTGGAGCAACTGAATTGATGAGGATGACAAATGAAATATGTTGGAAGCAAGAACCGCTTGAGTAAGCAAATTGCACCTATTATCCAATCATATATTGATAATATGCCTAATTGTCGTGGCTATTTAGAGCCGTTTGTTGGCGGTGCTAATATGATTGATAAAATTAAATGCCCATGTAAGATTGGCAATGATGTTCATAAATATCTGATTGCATTGCTAAACCATGTATCAGAGACAACAGATGGTTTGCCCGATACTATCACAGAGGAAGAATATAATGCCGTAAGAACGAATCCATCCAATTATCCAAATTGGTATGTTGGACTTGTAGGATTCTGTACATTCGGCGCAAAATGGTTTGGTGGCTATCCGAGAGGTTTCAAAGCAGATGGCGTAACGCCAAGAGATATTACTAACGAGGCTATCAGAAATATCAAGAAACAAGCCCCCAAGTTAAAAGGAATATTTTTTGTATGTGGCGATTTCTGGAAATTGGATGTGGATCATATGGTCATTTATTGTGACCCTCCATACCGCGATACAACAAAATATGCAACAAGCGATTTTGACTATGATAAATTCTATGCTTGGTGTAAAAAAATGGCTAAAACCAATATTGTTCTGATTAGTGAATATTGGATGCCAGACGATGGATTTGAATGTATCTGGGAAGGTAAGTTGAAATGCACACTGGATAAATCAAGTCGTACCGATAAAACAGAAAAATTGTATAGGTGTATTCCATGCAAACAGTAAAAATAATCCCAATGCGCATGATATTCAATAATCCTGAATCCAATTTCTCAATTATATCATGTCGCACTAAGGATGACTCAATAGAACGTCATCCTCAATATGGCACAATCAGCCTAAAAGGAACTGGGATTGCCGACTTGAAAATGGGGCAGTCTATTGATTGTATCATTGAGCCATGTGAGGATGATAAATATAAATATAGCTATAAATTCATTGGTTTTGCTGGATTTGTAGCTAAAGATGGCAAATTCAATCTAACAGAAAAAGCCGAATTACAGACGCTACGCAGCTTAATGACCAATGGGCAAGCTGAATCATGTCATGCCGTATATCCTCATTTTGTCAGTATGGTACTGAATGGCGAAGCCGACAATCTGGACTACAAAAAAATTAAAGGCGTAGGCAAGGTGCTATTGCCAAGATATATTGCAAAAATCAAGACGATCAACAAGCGTGTTAAATTTATGGGCGAAACATATTCTTGGTGCATTGAGCATGATGAGGATATAAACAAAATCGCCGCAACATATAAGAATGTATATGAATTTAGCAAGGATATAAACGCCAATCCATACGCTGTTATGATTAACTTGCTTGAATGGTCGTTTGATAGAGCTGATAGAGCAATAACCAAGAAAACGGCAAAATGGCTAGATAGCTATGAACGATGTGAGGCGGCTACTATCTATGCTCTGAAGCATAATGAGTTGGACGGCAATACAAAGATGCAAGCCAAACAGCTATTTGATATGGTCAAGAAGAAAACGCCTCAATGTGTTCATCATCTCCTCGATGTTGTGACGAAATCGGCGCAAGTACACTATGACCCGCCTAGTCAGAATACAGCCCTACAAGCCACATATAGCGCCGAACAGCATATTGCTGATGTTATCAAGAAAAAAATAACCAATCCACATTATTATCCTATGGATTGGCAGAAGTTTACAAGGGTAGACGGCTTAGAGCTAACAAATGAACAAGCGCAAATTCTTGAGATGGCTTGTAAGCAGGATGTGATGATGCTGACCGGCTCGGCTGGTTGTGTTGATTGTGATACTGAGTTTTTTACTGGCACTGGTTGGAAGCGAATTGCTGATTATCAAGACGGTGATATGGTGCTTCAGTACAACGAGGATGGAACAGCAGAGCTTGTAAGTCCTATTGCTTATATCAAGAAGCCATGTGATGCACTGTGGCACTTTGAAACGCTCCGAGGATTAAATCAAACTGTCTGTGACGATCATAGAATTATATATGAAACAAGAGACGGTGTATTAAAAGAATGTAATATTGAACAACTAAAACAAATGCACCTTCCGTCAACTAAGAATTTCCAAGGGAGGTTTCTCACAACATTTAATTTTGGCGGTTCTGGTATAGACTTAAATGAATGGCAAATTCGTCTAATGTGCGCGGTTTTGGCAGATGGGCATTTCAACGCCGGTAATAAAAATAGCACGAGATGTACCTTTCATATAAAAAAGCAACGTAAGAAAGATAGATTAGTTTATCTTTTCAATAAAAATGGACTTGAATATAAAGCACATGAGAGTACAGAAAAAGGATATACTGACTATTACGTTTATGTGCCAAGGAGAGAAAAGCAATTTACAGAGTATTGGTATGGGTGTTCTAATGACCAACTAAAGATAATCATAGATGAAGTTGTTTATTGGGATGGATGTATAAGATATACAAAAAATAATACAAAATATCAATCTTATTCATCGGCTATTAAATCTGATGCAGATTTTATTCAATACGCTACTGCATCTGTAGGAATTAGAGCATCCATAAGCATTTCTAATCGAATTGGTGAAACTCACATTGTAAATAATAAAGAATATAGCAGAAAAACTAATTTATATGTTGTGAATTTTTCTAACAGAACAAAAGTAGGATTGTGTTCAGATAATAGAAGTAAATGTACTAAAACGCCCATAACTCAAGTACCAACAACGGATGGATATAAATATTGCTTTACAGTACCATCGCATATGCTCGTACTAAGACGAAAAGATTGTATTTTCATTACTGGCAACTGTGGTAAAACGACAAGTATGCAAGCACTTGTCAATATGCTAGATGACAATGGATATACATATACTCTACTTGCCCCGACAGGAATATCTAGCAAAAAATTACGAGAAGCAACACAAAAAGAAGCGTCTACTATCCATATGTTCCTAACAATGAGTGAGAATTTAGGCGACTATCTAATCATAGATGAATCCAGTCAAATTAGTGTCCATTTGCTATCAATGCTATTTGATAAGGTAACAGACCGTACCAAAATAATCTTCATAGCCGACCCATCTCAGCTTGCATCTATCGCTTGTGGCAACATTGTTGAAGATATGCTTGATAGCAACATTATGCCTGTATGTAACTTGACTAAGGTATTCAGATATAACACGTCTGGCATTATTACCATAGCTACTGATGTACGAAATGGAGTAAATGACCATCTGACAGATACTTTCACAGATTATAAGTTCATTGAAACTGATACATTAGTAATCAATCAAATTGAACAAGAATATGCGCGGCTATTGACAGATGGATATAGTAAGGATGATGTGCTGATTCTATCTCCATTTAATAAGGGTGAAGTTGGCTCATTGGCTATCAATGCGGCAATTCAATCCAAATTCAATCCAAATGAATTAAGCACGGTTGGGCATACAGTCAATAATGTGCCTATCTATTTCAAAGTGGGAGATAAGGTCATCAATAAAAAGAATGAATATGCTATGCCGCTTGCTGATGATGATACGGCTTTTGTAGCAAATGGCGATATTGGCACAGTAATGGAAATTGTACCAGATGAAAAAGAGCCATATATGATTGTGCGATATGATTGCGGTAATTGTATAGTTGATAAGTCTCATATCAAGAATACACTATTAGCATATGCAATTTCTACGCATTCATCACAGGGTTGTCAAGCTAAAGCCGTAATTGTGGTAATTGATAGAAGCCATGTAAGGATGCTAAGTCGTAATTTGTGCTATACAGCCGTATCACGCGCACAAGAGCGGCTAATATTGATTGGAGATGAGGTAGCTATTCAAGAGGGATTGAGAGTACAAGAGGAAAAGGAAAGAAATACTGAATTATGTGAAATGCTACTTGACAAATCAGCAGAATCGTGATAATATATATAACAAGGAGGTAATATGATTAAAAATGAATCGAACCGAATTTAAGAAGATTATTAACGCTTATTATGCACAATCTCCGCCTACTAAATTTGTATTAGCAGTGGATTTTGACCATACGCTATGCTATAGTTCATATCCGCTGTGTGGACTAGAAACACCGATTGCAGAATTTATCCGCTCTGTACAAGAGATGGATATTGTCATTATCATCACTACTTGTCGTGAAGGATATGCCGCTAGATTGGCTAAAAAATGGTTGAAAAAGCATAATATCCGTTGGGATTATTTCAATGAAAATGACCCGGCGCGAATTGAGCTATATAAGGATTGCCGCAAGATTTATTGTGATATGCTAATTGATGATACGGCATATTGCTTTAATATGAATGACTTTGAATAAAGGAGGACGATTTATTGTTTGTAAATGAGGTATATAAATCTATTTGGAAAGATAGATACCAAAAGAACGGCGAGTCATATGATGACCAGCTATGGCGTGTAGCTGATTTTATTGCTACGGCTGAAGATAATAATTCAAGCACATGGGCAGATAAATTCTACAATATTATGGCATCGGGCTATTTCTTCCCAGCTGGACGCACCATGAGCAACGCTGGTATTGGCGAAAAGTTAACGCTCAATAACTGCTTTGTCGCGCCCATTGTTGGTAACAGTATGGAGCAAATTTTTGATGCTGTTAAACTCGGTGCTATGACACATAAAGCTGGTGGCGGCATTGGATATGCTTTCAGCAATCTAGCTCCTAATGGATATAGAACCCGTAATGACGCTATTGCATCTGGACCGGTTAGCTTCATGGATGTATTCAATGCTCAGACAGCTACAGTGCAGCAAGGCTCACGGCGCGGCGCAAACATGGGTATGCTCAGTGTATATCATCCTGATATTCTTGAATTTATCCATGCCAAGTCAGCTACAGAAGGACGCCTCAATCATTTCAATCTGTCTGTTGTTGTAGATGATGCTTTTATGCGAAGTGTTATTTCTAATGGTCAAATTCGGTTGCATTGGCCCATCTATGACGAGAAGGGTAATAAGCTACCGTCATCTAAGTGGGATAAGAAATTTACTCAGCTAGTGTCAGCTCGTGATATTTGGAATGAAATCATGCAAATGGCATATGATAATGGTGAACCGGGCGTATTCTATGAGGATAATGCCAATAATCGCAATCCAGCATGGTATGTAGAAAGAATTGTTTGTAGTAATCCCTGTAAGCCTAGATAAAAGTGCAGGGCTTTAGAGAAATCTAATGAAAATAATCAATCGTGAATTGCTGGAAAGCGAAAGCCGATCAGCAGCCAAGTCAACAATAGGTTGGAAGGTTCAACGACTAATGTAAATTTAATATTATACGAAATTATAGGAGGCTATAATTGTATGAATAGTTCAGAGTTAAAAGGATATTTAACAGGACTTATTTTTGGGGATGCAAGAATTGATAATGGTGTAACTAAGCGTGCTATAAGAATGAGCAGCATCAACAAAGATTTTATCTATAAGATTAAATCTGATTTGGAATCTTGTTCTAATTTTGATATTGTTGTAAATTTCCATCAAGGCAAATGGGCAAATGGATGTAATTATAAAGATAATTGGGAATTATATATTAAAGCCCATCCGTACTTCGCTAAGAAATATCATCATTTTTACGATGATTACAAGCATAGAGTAGCATCTAAAGAAGCATTAAGTTGGCTAACTCCAAATGGGCTTGCTAACTGGTATATGAGTGATGGATACGTTTGTCTTGTTGGTAAAACAACAGGAAATATTAGATCAAGACGCATTGATATTTGCACAGACAGATATTCTCTTAAAACAGTTGAAGCAATGAGCAAAATGCTCAAAGACAAATTTAATTTGGATTGTTCAATTATCAAAAGAGATAAATTCAGACGTTTGCGCATTCAGCAGTCTAGTTATGAAACGTTTATCAATTTGGTTAAACCATATATTGTTGATAGTATGATGTATAAGCTATATCTCGGCTACGAATATCAACCTGTATGGATGAGTAATGAAAACTGGCAACTCCAAATAAATTTACGCAGTGCGATTGCCCTAACATGTAAAGATGAGGGATAAGATATAGTCTAGCACATTAAATATGTGTGGCAGAATATCTAGCAGGAACAATCAATACAACAGATCCATCTCAATATGGCGGCGCTTGTAATCTTGGCTCATTGTTCCTACACAATTTTGTAAAGAATCCATTTACTAAGCAGGCGCATCTTGATACCGATGCTCTAAGAAATACAATCTCCATTGCCGTCCGTATGCTTGATGATATTATTGATGTAAATAAATTCCCTGACAAGATTTACGAAAATTATCAGAAGGGTATGCGCACCATTGGTATCGGTATCACTGGTTTAGCAGATATGCTCGCTATGCTTGGTGTGAAGTATGATAGCCAAGAAGCAAGAGATTATATTGAATCTCTAATGAAAATGATTACCAATGCGGAATATTATGCGTCTGTTCAGCTTGCTAAAGAAAAAGGGTGTTTCCCTCTATGTGAGTTAGACAAGCACGTAGATGGCGCATATGTCGAATCTGTGCTAGAACATGATGTAATTGCCGCAATGTCTGAATATGGTATTCGTAATGCTAAGATTCAGGCGGTTGCACCATGCGGCACAATCTCTATGGTATTTGGTAATAACTGCTCAAGTGGTATCGAGCCAATTTTCTCTCTTAGCTATGACCGCAAGGTAAAAATTGGTGGACAAGACGATAAGGATGTAAAAATCGTCAAAATGATGGATTATGCTTATTATCTATATCATAAACTAAAAGATGAGGGCAAGCAGCTTGATTTTGACGAGCATGATATTTTCCCAACTGCACTTAATATGTCTGTTGATGACCATGTAGCTATGCTTGCTATTATTAGCAAATATACTGACATGAGCGTTAGCAAGACCATCAATGTGCCTACTGAAGCATCATTTGATGAAGTCAAGGATATTTATATGCAATGCTGGAAGAAGGGTATTAAGGGATGTACCATTTTCAGACCAAATGCAATTCGTCAGGGCATTTTGCTTACTGAAAATAAGAAAGATGACGAATCTAAGCCTGAACACCCATCTCTCACTCTCCCTCGTGGTTCAATTATCGAACCAAGCAATGACCTAATTGGCAAGAAGCGCAAAATCCAGACAGGATGCGGTTCACTTCATGTTCTTGCGTTCTTTGACCCAATTGACGGCAATCTACAAGAGGTATATTTCAACAAAGGCTCAGCTGGCGGGTGTGTAGATAAAGACACAGAATATTTCAATGGCGTAGAATGGAAAAAGATTAGTGAATACAATGCGGATGAATATGAGCAAGTGCTACAGTACAACGAAGATGGAACAGCGTCTTTAACATATCCAATCTCATACATCGTAAACGACAATATTGAAAATTTGAAACATTTTCATAACACAACTGGTTTAGATATGGTTCTTTCCGAAGATCATAGAATGTACTTATATAAAAATTATATTAAGTATATGTCTGGCATTAGAAGTAAGTTGTCTACTGAAATTATTACTGTAAAAGATTTCTTGCTCGGCTCTAGAAATCGTCATGTGCCAACTACATTTTCTATGAACACGAATGGCATTCCTCTTGACAATAATTTAATTAGATTGCTCGTTGCAATTTACGCAGATGGTACATTTGATGGGCATAAAATCGTTGTTGATGTAAAGAAAGAACGCAAAAAAATTCGTCTTCGCCATCTTTTAACTAATTGTGACATTGGATGGACTGAAAAGAACATTCACAATACCGAATATACAGTGTTTTATATTCATCCTACACCAAGCGCCAAACAATGGTTTGTAGATAAACAATTCACACCAAAATGGTATGATTGCAATGACGATCAATTGAAATGTATTGTAGACGAATGTGTGTATTGGGATGGTTCTGTTGGCGAAGGAAATCGTCTTGGTTCTTATTTTACATCAAAAAAAGTAGAAGCTGATTTCATCCAATTTGCATTAACACGGCTTGGGTTTAGAGCTACAATTTCTCTAAACAATGGAACAAAAACAGAACATGATAGCTACAGAGTTCGTTGGACAACTCAAAACGTACATGGTCTATCAACGGCAACTATTGAAGATTATAAACCACTAGATGGAAAATCTTATTGTTTTACTGTACCCAGTGGTTTACTTATCCTACGTCGCAACGGAAAAATTTTTATTACAGGAAATTGCGCCAATTTCATGGTTGGTCTAAGCCGAACGGTCAGCCTACTATGCCGTGCTGGTGTAGATATTATGACCATCAAAGACCAACTAGATTCAACTGGTGTATGCCCGTCTTATGCTACTAGAAAGGCAACCCACCACGATACTAGCAAGGGTTCTTGTTGTCCAATGGCTATTGGTAATGCTCTTGTAGATATGTATAATGAGATGCAATCAGAACTGGATGATGATAGTAAAGACAATGAAGAAAAGCCGGTTAAGAAAATCCCTGTTGAACCAATTAGCAAGGTAAATATGCAACAGCAGTTATGCCCGGAATGCGGCGAACCGCTAGTGCATATTGGAGGTTGTGTTTCGTGTCCCAACTGCGCTTGGACAAAATGTGAGTAAATAAAAAAAATAATCCTTGACAACCTCTGTTTTATATGATACTATATAGATACAATAAATCAACGGAGGTTGTCAAGGATGTTTAGAAAAGGAAGATACATTGAATCTACTTCGGGCGTAGTCGGATATATCACAAAAATTAGTGACGGATTTCCTGTGTACAAGGTGCTGTTCCCTAAAGAATTTTATGGGTTGACATGTAGAGTGTTTGATAAAAAATATTATAAAGTAATTGGCTAAAAGAAAGAGGGTGAAGAAATGGTATATTTGGATTACGCTTCTACCTGTCCTGAAATTAAAAGAAAAAACAAGTGGATGCTGAATGCAAATCAACAATATGCTAAAAACGAGTCAGTAGCATTACAAGATTTTGAAAATACGATCCGCAACAAATTGAATTTGCATGATGGAAAATTTTTATTTTGTCATGATGTTTCCACGTTGTTGGAACAACTAAACTATAGAATGCGCTTCTTGCGATACACAAATTTGGCTAGTTGCTTTGAACACGAATCCATTGTAAACGTGTCTCATTCAACATTTAACAATGAATCAGATTTATGTGTTCAGTTAGATAAATTGGAAGAAAAAAGTTGGTATGATAAAATCTTTGTTTATCAGATGCTAACAAACAACATTACAGGGCGCATATACGATGTAGAAGCCATCGGAAATATTTGTAAAGAATATGGCGCGTTTTGTTGTTGCGATCTTACAGCTGCCATTGGACACAATAAAATTCCAGAGGATATTTCAAGTTGTTGTGATATGGTGTTCGCATCTGGACATAAATTTGGAGCTAATCCTGGAATTGGATTTGTTTGGTTATCCAACGCTTTAAGCAAGTGCCTATATGAATTTTCTTTAGGTGGTACAAAAGATTTAAACGGAATTGAGCAATTAACAAATGCGTTGAGTAAAGCAATAGATAACTTAAACGAATTGCATTTTGATGATTTGTCCAGGTTTTTGCAAAAGCAGCTTTATAAAAATTCATTAACCTCATATGTTGTAGATTCTCAGCATAAGAAAACAAACGCCATCAATTCTATCTTGCTGTTTGATATCAGCGCAGATTCTTTACAATCCTACTTGGCGTCGAAAAAAATCTATGTGTCTGTAGGCCATAGCGCGTGTGCAGACGACAAAGACTACAGAGTGCTAGCCGCTTGTAACATTCCATTAGAATATGCGTCAAACGTGATTCGAGTCTCATTCTCTAATACAACGACAAAGCGAGATATCAAAAAATTGGTAAAACATATTCGTAAGTATAAATCTTTATATGCCGGGTGAACGATATGGAATATAGAAAATACCTGAAGATATTCTTAGACTCTGTTCAACAAAAACTGAATGGAAACATAACAATCTACAATAACTCGATTGTATTCATGTCCAATAAGTACAAATGGGTTTATAGATGGTCTAACAACAATCTTATAGAAAAATACAATAATATGGTGGATGTAAACGATGCGGTTAAAGAGTACATCGAAATTGTGTCAGAACAATGGCAGAATATGTTGTTTAGATAGGGAGGGTGCTAACAAATGAACAAAAGAAACGCAATCATTGTCGAAGAAAACTTCTGGTGGCAGGGTGATCTAGACTGGTTTGAAGATAACAACATCGACATTTATTACGCATCTAAGTTCCACTGGAACAATAAGCCCCGTCATTGTCAATACGGGAAAGTTATTGAATGGCATAAAAACAAGTCTGGCGAAACGATTTATCTAATTGACTGCGGCAGATATTGCTACTTGATGAAAAGAAAGGGGCTGAGATTTGTATAATATGATTTATGAAATTATTGATGCCTTAACATCGTATTATAACAAATTTGGCGATGAAGAAACATTGGGTAGATGTCTTGCATATATGAAAAGATATTTTCCATTGGACGATGTTTACATCCTAGATCGAGAGCTTGACCGTAGATACTGCTGTAGGAAGTGCGGCAAAAAGTTAGATTCATATCACTACAAAGAGAGATATGGCGATGTTGTATTTGATTGTGTTGGATATGCTTGCCATGATTGCGATATTGATTTTGGAAACAATACAGGAGATTGACCATGAACACGATTAGATTTTACGATGATATGTTAGGGAACGAACAACTAATATGCTCGTGTTCAGAAGAAGATTTTATCGCATATCCAAATATTGGAGATATGGTATCGTTGCCGCTAGACGTTCCCATTGAAATGCAAGATGTTTATGTCGTAAAGCAAAGATACATTGAAAAGGATGCCGTGTCATATTTTTGTAAATTATACAATTGGGAGGACTGAATGAATGGAATTTCTACTAAGATATTTTGTAGATGGTAATGAAAGTTGTGAAGGACATACATGGACATATACTGATGTCGCGCTTATGATTATCCCCAGAATTGGTGAACGCGTATGGATTGATGATAATACTTGTGTAGAAGTAGATATGGTGACATATTCGCCAGATCATTGTGAAGGCGATGAGCTATATATTGTAGATATTGAATGCCATGATATTACAGATGATGTGATGGCTGAATGTGATAAGGAGGATTGATTATTTGAGCCATATTTATGTAGAAATAAAGAAACATCCAACAGATGAAGATTGGGCATGGTGCAAGTATTGTACTATGAACACTATCGGCAAGCAAATAATGAATGTACCCAATGACGAATGGAAACGCAAACTAATCGGGGCCGAGCATAGCCCTCTTAGAGAGTTGTGGTTTGGTATTCATATGGTTATCCCTTACTGGATTAGTGTGCACTTCGTTCGTCATCATGTAGGGTGCAATCATTACGTTCAATCTCAACGCAATGATAGGCAAGACAAGTATGACCGCAACAAAGCACCACAAGATGAGCTAGTAAGCCATGTTATGTCAATCAACGCCCAGCAGCTTGTATATATGGCTCATAAGCGCCTATGCAATCAAGCGTCACCTGAAACACGAGCAGTCATGCAACAGATTGTTGATGAGGTGGTTAAGACTAATCCTGAGTTCAAGGATTATCTAGTGCCGCTATGCGAATATAGAGGTGGCTTATGTACTGAGTTTCACCCATGTGGAAGAAATGGTGGTTGATAGAATGTTAGATATTGAAATTGTATATCATGATAAAAATATGCCAAAATTAAAAAGTGTCGATATTGGCGACTGGATTGATCTAAGAGCTAGCGTTGGCGGGTATTTTATGGCTGGTGATTTTGCCTTAGTTGATTTAGGTGTATCTATGAAACTACCAGATGGTTACGAAGCACATGTTGCTCCAAGATCGTCAACTTTTAAAAATTGGGGTATCATTCAAACAAATTCTGTTGGCGTTATAGATAATTCGTATTCTGGTACGAATGATATTTGGAAAATGCCATGCTATTTTACAAGAAATACAAAAATCAATCCTGGTGATAGAATTTGTCAATTTAGACTTGTAAAAAAAATGGAAACGCCAACATTTACAGAGGTTGATAAGTTGAATGATGTGGATAGAGGTGGATTTGGAAGTACAGGTGCTTAACCATGATTCTACCACGACTATGTATCAATGGTAGCAGATACCGTGTAGAGCTATATTATCCAGAAGAACCAGATGAAACAATTAGCGTCTTTTCTGGAAGCTCTAAAGCGATGTGTGAGGCATTTATGAATCTTTTATATATGGCGTTAGAAAATTACGACGAAGGATATTTTGCGGCTATAAACGATAACGAGTAAAAAAATGGGGAACATGGTAGACATAATAATCTATCCAATGTTCCCCATAAATTTATATTAAGCAGATGCTTTCATCACAATTTTTAGTGTCTGATCGCCTGTGTTCTTGACCTGTTTAGCCTCAGTAGTATATCCTGCTTTAGTAGCTGTGACAGTATATGTGTCGCCAATACCACTTAGTAAGAATTGCTTAGTATTACCACTAACTGGGTCAACCTCTGTACCATCAGCATCAGTCACGGTGATAAGAGCGTCCTTTGGCGTCACATCAACAGTAAGTAGGAAGCCCTCTTGTAGAGTAACTGCGTCCTTTACAATCTTGAAAAAGCGCCCATCAAGACCAACGCCGCAATTACCACGACCCATAATAGGCGCACCAATTTCTTCACCTTCAGAACTGCGCAAAGTGATATAACCAGCGCCACCAATTTTAGCCACGGTAAATAATGCGCCATCCCAGAGCTGACCGCAAGTAGATACTGCTTTACTTCTATCAACAGTTGTTGCATTTGCATCACAAATCACACCGTTAATAATCTTGAGTGTATTCTTATCTAGTCGGATTCCTCCGCACCAATTAGCCATATTCAATCATCCCTCTCTATAATTATGCTTTAGCTACCCATGCTAATGCACCATTTACAATGCCTAGAACCTTGTCATTATCAGCAGCTGTAAATGCTGGTAGAATAGCATCAACATATGCCTTATCAACTGCGTCATTATCTTCAGTTGCTTCAGCCGTTAGCTTGAGCTTGCCTACCATAGTGCCACCTGATTTAAGGATTGCACTAGCTTGAATTGCACCTGTCTTACCATCTACATATTCTTTAGTAGTAGCATGATTTGTTGATGTTGGCGCACCTACGCTAACAGGTACATAAGTAGCCTGTGTATCAGCCTTAACAAATGCCGCTGTACCATCATTTGAGCCAGTCAATCTAGGCGCATTTGTGCCGGTTGGCTCAATAGTAGAACCAATATATAATGGAGCTGGGCCGTCTGTACTGATTCTATGAGCATTGACAATACCATGCTCATTCATATTTAGGTCGCTATCAATCTTTCCATCATCACCAAGTAGGCTGTGTTCATCTACATATGCCTTGGTTGCCGCATCTTGGTCAGCTGTTGGATTAAGCAAGTCAGTGATTTTATGATTATTCAAACTAACCTCTGATTCAATCGCCATGCCGCTATCTGTATTGCTAATGGATTTAACGCCCATAATATTATTGCCATTCATATACAGGTTGCCGCTCATTGGAACTGTACCATCTGATTTGAAATCACCTGATACACCATCTCCGCCATTAGTTGTGTTGTAACCATGCTCACGATTATTAGACTGAAACTTATTTATCCAAAATATTTCTCTGTCATTTAATTTATCTTCTGTACATTCTTCTAACGCGGAAAATTCAAATGAATCAAACCCATATTTTCTTAATGCGTTATAAAAATACGATGCATATTGAGATGCGTTAGGATTGTTATATCCTTTTTTATGATCTTTCCATCTTTTTTCTACATTTACGCTCTTACCAATATAAACCTTCTCATTTACAATATTTTTTGCACAATATATTCCAATCATAATATCAATTGAGATATGCCGTTCCACTGAATGGAGCAGTAAATTTTATTACCAATGTATTCAAACTGGTATATTCCACATCACCAACCACAACATTGCCGCCCGTATCTACAACAGACACAGATGGATATTTATATAAATTATGCGCAATTTCCCATGTGTTAGAGGCAATGACCTGTTTGTGAACATATGTCTTGTCTCCACCGGCTTCAGTAGGAACTGGAATTGCACTAAGCTCATATTTGTGTGTAGTTGGATTCCATATCATCCAGAACCCGCTAATATCAGGATAAGGAGGATGGTTGTTTATCTCAATAATATTATCTTCAATTTGATAAAATTCACTAGGAACTGGGTCATATACATTGCTTGGGTCAATACTATATTTGACCCATACCTCAAAAATATCGCTATGATATATCTGTTGGTCTTTTATACCACGTAACTGCATAGTATATTTGCCGCTAAATGGCAACATAGCAATAGTGAGCAATGCCGAACATACATTGCCAGTTCTATTTAAATTGATAATATTATATAACGGATTTTCGGAGCAATCTGTTGATGAGTATAGGACGTCAATTCTATAAGTCCATGACTCATCGGTGTCTACAGTGCATATAATTTTATTAACAAGATTATTCTTTGCAAACGCAAGGGTATGTGTATCAAGAGATACTTTAGTACCAGTTAATGTTATATTCACCTCTACCAACTCCTTTCATTTATTTAATTATATTCATCATTACTTGGTTTAGTATCAATAGAGCGCCCTGTAAATTCGGGCGCTCTTGGATTATCATATCCTGCTGGGCGATATAATGTTATCATGTTATATCCTTTCTTTTACTCTGTTCTTGTGTAACTATTTCTATAAGTTACATCTTCTCCGTATTCATAAAATGTATAATCAGTAGAAAAATTTATAATATTGAGATTTAAACCACACATGCCAGTTTTCTTAACCGCATCATTTCCAATGTCTGTGGCACTTCCAAATAGATTTTTCCCAATAAGGATTGTAATTTTACTGTTACACCCATCTGATAATGAAGATTTTTCAACACACTTAAATCCATACGGTTTTGTATATAGATTGAGGATATCTTCCCTACCCATCGCTGTACCACCAGCATAAACCGGCGCGTATTTCTTAAGCAAATTTACCATTTCAGTTTCTGATGCTACTGGCATTATGTAAATACATTGTTTGATCGTGTAATATCACCATGGCTTGTTGTTGTAAAATTCAAAGTTGTATGTTTTTTGCATTTTTATCACTCCCCCCTATTATACTATAACCGTCAAAAGAAATAGCAACTGATTCGCATTAAAGATCAAACTACTAGTTGAAAACAATCTCCATGGGATTGAATTGGACGTTGGGTCATAACCAGTTTGAATATTGACAAACATTGGCAGAACGTCCTTAGAACCAACTGGAACAACTTGTAAATTCCAATACTTCCATGTGTTCATATTGCCAATTGATGAAGCAGAAGGAGTAAATGCATTGATAGGTGATTTATACCATTTTCTATCATCGGTTGGTGTTTGTATATTGATACTACTTGAATTGAAACGTCTTTCAGTCAACACCTTACGTCCGCTTTTGTATGTAACAACTTCACGATTGCCAAGCACGTCTAATCCAATTACATAATCTTTAACGCCCAAATTTATTAGTGCTTGCTTTGCATTATCTGCGTCTGTACCACCTTTTGTAATTGGAACAGGTGCGCCTATTGTGTTGGGGTTGATGGATGCCGGCATAAGCAGTTTTTTTGTTCTTTGACTAATCTTGCATTCAAACTCCCTTTCAAATTGAGGTTGCACCTCAGCCGGGTCAGCAATAATACCGCCAACTCTATCAGCGGTAGCAACAGATGGTTGTGGCAATAGAACATCATAATCCGTCCCGTTATATTCTTGCCACGTTACATTTTTACTGGTTCCCAATTATTATTCCTCCTCTTTAAAATAAATCTGTCCCTTCGTCATTTGTGCTGGCGGAGTTTTTGATACCTTTATTTTATCGCTCTTGAAAGTATCATCTTTTAGATTCTGTAAATATGTCAAATTTTCTGCTGACATATTATATACTGTTTCATTATACGTCGCATTGGCTATTGTTTCTGCGTTTTCAAGATAATAGTTTAATGCGGCTTGATAATTTCCGTTAAAACAAAAATTGTAAAAATCTTTCCAAAATATTTTTTGTGAATAATGAATATCCTCTCTTTTAAAATAAGTAAAACTCATTGTTCACACCGCCTTACTTATCTATTCTAATCCAAAAATCGCCCTTCGCCTGAGTGATGGGTTGAGTTTCACTTACGATATATGCTGGACTATATTTTGCAAGAAAAAATCGTTGCAATGCATAGCAAGTGTCAGTCAATACGTTAAAATCTTCAGATGTGATCAACTTTTTTTCTATCATTGGAATTTGCGATAAAGCGGCACGCATCGCAACAATATCTTGTGCTAAAACAGCATCTTGATATGCTTTTAGATATACAGTGTCCGTGGTTGGGTCTATGTTCATTTTTTCATCAAACTCTTGTATTTGATCTGGGAATGTTGTAGCCAATTCTTATCACCTCTATTTAAATATTTGGGTATAATGGATAATACGTTATAGCATTTATTGTTTGTTGCCCTGATTCTGACAAGTCAACATTTATAGATTTTACAATATATTTTTTTACTTCGTCCTTGCCAAGCGGTTTATGCTCTATAACTTGATTAACGTCCAAGAAGTGTAATGGGATACAAGTAAATTGCACAGAATCATTCAATCTAGTATGTTTCCATAACTCATAATCGGCTCGTTGTTGCGCTAGATTATCAGACATAATATTGTCGTATTCTCCGCCACACAATACCTGAGTTATTTTTCCAACTGGACCATATACATAAAATGGACTATATTTGTTTTTGTCCTCTGATATTGCATAGGATTGTAAATTGCCAAGGCTAATTACACAATCTGGATGGGACGATTCATATTTGAATACATATGGGTGTGCTTCGCCAACTTCAGTATATGGCTTATCACTTAACATGGTTTGTTGATAATTCTCATCAACTAATACATAATCGCCTATTTTTACATCGTCTTTTCCAAGAATAGTAAAATAGCACCATCCGGCAGCTGTGTTATTAAAGTCGAATCCATATAAAGTGTTATCTTGCATTTCTGTTATAGATGGAAATTTTACTGTAAAATAATTACTGCCGCTTAACTTTGTAAATGTTGTTTCTGTGGAAAAATGTTGCACGTCCTTTGTTGCACCATACACAACAATAACATTTTTAATATCAGAAAAATCAGTAGTTATCGTCTCAGATATTAAATTGTGCTTCAACAAATCGTCAGTTAAAACAATCTGTTCGTTAGACCCCGTTGGTATTTTTTGATACCTAAATACGCCGTCGGTGTCAAAAAATATTTCGTAATTTGGTAAAATATTCCTAAGCTTATCCAAAATATTATATACCGTACTTCCTTGCTCTATTTCTATATCATAGGGCACTTCCTGAATTGATCCGTCGACGTTTACACATTCTGAGATCACGCTTCTTTTGAATCCCGTAAAATCATTTAATATTGCAGTCATAACCTCTTTTACAGAGCTGCCTTGAGGGATTGTGACCGGAAGTCCTGGCAAATATCCGTTTCTCAAACCAGTTAAAGCCGCCATTAAATCTACCCCTTGAAAAGAGATGGTATTTGTAGTTGCGTTATAATCCCACTTTGGAGAATTTATCATATATATACCATAATTCTCCCATACCGTTTGTCCGGTTTTAAAATTGTCAATCCCACATTGTACCTTAATATATTTATCCAAGTATATTTTGCTGCCGGGACTTATATCGAACGACGCATCGGTTACAATTAAAGATATGTCGCACGTTCTACGAATGTCAGACGTTGCATTGATAGATATACTACCAGATAGCACATTCCCTGTAATTTCTTCTGTTGTAATAAATTGACCAGTTTTAGCATCTAGCTCCAACATATCAATTTTTATGTGTTGGTTTCTAACGGATTGCAGATAAACATCTCTATTCATATCTGATTACCCACCTCCTTTTGTTTTATCGCTTACAATGTAAATGGAACAATGCCGCAGTCCATCATATCCTTTTCGTTTGTCGCATCGCCAATTTCCATAAAATTGAAAGATATGTTCATAATACCAGCATTGTAGTTATTATCATATTCTATGGAAGGTGCGCCAGTAATTGCTATTAGCCACATATTCCCATTCGTATCTTTTAAAATTTTTGGCTTTCTATTCGTTAAGAATTTTAATATCTCATCTTTTTGCTTTGTTATATCTTGTTTATTAAATTCTTTAAGATCAAAATAGTTGCCAATAACTTTTGAGCTTACGGAACCAGCCTGATAATTTGTATCAGCGTTTGAAATATATACTGGATATTTTCTACCAATAGGCTCAAACGTCCCCACATTGATTTTTTGAGTTCCGTTACCATATTTTACATCTGCTACCATTTCATAAGAATATGTGTTATCAGATAGAAATACATTCTTAAATTGCACTGTTACTGGATCAGTTTGCACAGAAGATAACGATACACCATATTTTAAGATTGGTATCACGCTATATACGTATCTACCACCATTTTTGCCTGCAAAATCTTTAAATATAAAGTCAAATTCTTCTATTGTTGGACTGTTTATCGTCTTTTCATATACTATCATTTTATCTCCGGTATCAATATCTGACCGCACAACCTTAATGGCAGATATATTGCTAAGAGATTCAGTTAAGTTGCCAGCGTTTAGTGTATTCATAAATTGTGCAAACATTATAGTTGAAAAATCCCATTTTAACGGTTCGTCTGGATTTATATTCGTTGAATATGTCCCGTATATATAATCAAATATGGCGTTCCTTAATTTTACAGAATCAATCGTTTTCTTAACCGTAGGATTTGGATTTAATGCATTTATACCCAAATATAAATCATATCCACATAAGGCTATCATTTATCCACCACCTCAAAAGATATATCGCATAAGTTATCTATTTTTCTAAGCACTACTCTATAATCTTTGGTAGCATCAGCTTTATTTATATAATCGCTTAATACTCTATAGTAGAACGGGCCGTCTTTTATACAAACCTCAGCACGCACTTTGTTTGTATCTGAGATTCCTTCTTCTACATTTATTATGATATAACTATCTTCATTTTTCTTAGTCATTTCGATAATAGATTTTTCTGCATCGCCGTACTTATTTACTGGATAAAGGACTGGTGAATTAAATTTTATTATCAATGCAAAATCGCCGTTTATCTCAAACCCTTTATCAAATATTACATAACTACCAGGCTTTACCAAAGAAACATAATCATTGTCTATATATATTGGTGGCGAAGGATAAGCCTCACCTTCAAATAGAACCAATTCAGATTTTACAACAACAGCGCCGTTTTCACAAGTTGCGCTATTATCAATTATAAGAGGGAAATAATCTGATGTTTGAATATATTGTGCTACGAATGTTTTTGTTTTTATAATATTTGTATTGCCAACTGTAACAACATTTACTTCGACAATATACGTCCCATCATTTGCCAATTCAGTTTTAAATTGATATGACAAAGACTTGTCTTGAGAATACAGGATATCACCAGAATAGTCTAATTGTGTACCTATAGAATTCAATAGGCGGAAACTATATTTATTGATGCTTTCATTTTCTTTTTGTGAATATGTAAACGAACAAGTCAGCGTCGCACTTTCATGTGTAGTTTCTGGGCTAACTATTACGATCTCTGGATTTGTATAAGCTGTAACAATTTGAATATTTGATTTTTCTGAAATTTGCCCTTGATAATTATATGTCGAAACAGATATCTCATATGTCACATCGTTACCAAAATTATCACCTGTTAAAAAATTTGCTGGCAACGTAATGATATATTCAGACGTTGAAGATGATACGCTAGAAATATATGATTTTTGATATGTTTTATTTTGTACGTTTATATTTAATATCGCCTTAACGGGCTTGTCGCCGCCAGAGGATATAAATGTAATGTCCTTAGATTCAGTAACATCAAAGGACGCAATGGGTTGTAGGCTAGGTGTTACGAGTGCCAATTGCATCATCTCCTTTATTTTATACTAGAAAATCATGCTTTTTTAATCTTTCGTTATATACGTCATTGATATTTGCAATAGCATGAACAGCTCGATTGTTCTTATATTGTGGATGTTCCCTACAATACGCTTCATACCCATCTATCTCTGTCAATACTTCAATAAATTCTTCTTTTGTATGCGGTATGTCTCGTAATATCTCATTGTCAAAGTGCAATATACGTGTTCTACATTCATTTGCATTACGCATTTCGTACCGTTGTATTTGTGAATCTAATTGATTTTGTAGGCTTTCTAGCTTTGTAATAATCTCAGCGTTTATAGCCCTTCCAATTCCTTTTGCTAATGCCGACCATGGATTTATTTTAATTTTAGATACTTCAATCAATGACAATATAACAATCAATAATCCAGAGCTGCCTAAAACAATTCCTTGAATCGTCACTGTTTCACCTCCCCCTATATTTATACATCCCCAATGGCGATCCAAGCCATTTTACGATATGCTAATGTTGTGCCGCCAACCGAAGGAACATTAACTGTAAAACCAGTTGTAGTGACCGAATCATAAAAAGCCGTGCAGACGGCGCCATTGAACGGCTGGCCGATTATCACCGTAGGCTTTGCCGTAAACTTCGTACCAAAGGAAATAGTGGTGTTTGTCTGTCCCGTGCTTTTATATCCTACATTATCCCAGCCGCAGACGATTTTCTTGCCGCCAAGCAGCTTCGTTTCGGCTCTGTTTGCTAGGTCGTATGCCAGCTTTACGGCATAGGGTGTCGCGGCAGTGCCGCCGTCGGTGCCGGAGGTACTGAGGATGGAGTCCGAGAGCTTGACGTGCCCGTAGTTCGTCAATGTGCCCTTGCCGTAGGTCGTCACCGTGCTGGCATGATTCGTCGGGGCTTTGCTTTGCGCTTCCGTTAATGCTGAACTGGCATTTGATTGCGCATCTTGTGCCGCAACTAGAGCGTCTTGTGCAGTAGTATTGATTTCATCGGCTATTGTTCCCAACGTTTTTAAATTAACCGCGTCATATTCATCTACTGGATCTCCGACATATTTCAATACAACATTAGGATCGCTACCGCTTGAAGCAAATTTGATTGTGCCGTCTATTTGGCTAACATCAACCTTATTACCGTTTTGGTCAACCATAGTGTAACTATCAATAATTAGTAAATTGCTTGCCTCTCCACCATTTTTATCTAATTTAGAATTGTCTGTTGGATGTACATGGTCTCCTCTGGAATATTTTTCAGATTTCCCAGCATTGCCACTTCCGCTATTGGCTTTTGGTAAATCGTCACTTGGTAATACAGACGTTGGCACTTTTGCGTCTATCTGCTCTTGAATGTTACTTGTAACGCCAGATAAATAACTTAATTCTGTACTAGTCACGTTGCTTGTAGCAACTTTACCAGATGCGTTAGACACAAGTGCCTTATTTGCACCCAAGTTAACACTTGTTATACTGGATGCGCCACCAGTTATATTATCTTGTTTAGACTGCTGCAAAGATGTAATATCTTGAGCGTTTTTTGATATCGCTCCTTTATCTTCTGTAGTAAAGTCATTGTGTGTTCTTACGTAAGTGTTACCATTTGGAACATCGTCTTGAGTTAATACAACGTCGCCTGTTTTACCGTTTACACTTTTTACAGTTGGTGTAACCCCATCTCTTTGTGAAGCCATACAAATATAGCATTGAGACGCATTGTTTTGTGGGAAGGTAACTCTAACAACATCGCCGCTTGATATTGTATGCCCACTAGGATTGTCTACATTTTCATATATGTGCCCATTTATTTTTATTTTATATTTTCCGTTACTGTTTTGTGATATAACATATCCTCTATATGTCTTATCATAATCAAGTTTGCTTTGTGTTGTCTTAGCAACAGTTTGCATAGTTTTTAAAATATTAAAATTATCGTTCAATATATCACCGCTTTCTATAAAATATATAAGAGAGGGCATTTAACCCTCTCTTATATATCCGGTACTACATCTGATATGCGTATCTACTTAATCTCTTCATTTCATTCATAAAACTCATAATGTCTGTAACATTTGGCAATGTTATATTTTCAAAATGTTGTACAACACCACCAACATTATTCCGTAGTTCATTTAAAAGTCCGCTCTTAAACGAACGTGGGCTTTGTCCTGCCCATCGCATAATATTTGCCGTTGCATCAGCAGGAACAATACCGTCGCCACGATTCAAGACACGCAACTCAGGTCCATTTTCACCAACCAAAGATAGACCGCCACGAACACCCAAAGAACCGCTAGCATAACCCTTGTTGTCCGATAACTCTTCTAATTGCTTGTTGATTTTTTCTTCTTGCTCTAAAATGGCAGAAAGCTCATTCTCTCTAAGCTTTTCTATTTCTTCCTTTTGCTCCTCCAATGCCTTTTCACGATTATAAGCATCTAGTGCGACCTGTGCGTCATATACGCTTTGTCCACCAGAAACATATTGGAATCTACCGTCCTTATAAACAAGAACCCGTTCTGCTTTTGCTTTAGCTAAGTTTTCAAGCAATTCTTCGTATTTTAATTGGTCGTCTAGTTCTTTGTTCTCATCCTCAAGTGCGCTTATTTGAGCATCGTATTTTTCATTTATTGCATCTTTTAGTTTCTTTAAATCATCAAGTTGCCGATTTAACAAGTCTTTCTCTTTGTCCTTTTGCCACTTGTAAATCTGCTCTTGATATTTCCAATAATCCTCTAAATATTCAGCCCTATTAGCAAAATATTTTTCATTCATTTTGTTTAGTTCGTCATAATATGCTTGTTCTGTAATTTGATCCATAGCTAATTGGTGGTCTTTCCATTTTAACCATTCTTCAAATTCTTTTTTCCAAGCATCTTCTGTATCACTAGATGATCCACCACTATAACCAGAGGATGTATGCGAAGATGAATATCCTGATGAGCTACCAGACGATGCATAACTAGAGCCGCTAGAAGATAATCCATAGTTGTTAAACAACGTGTTTAGGTAAGATGACGATACTGTTACAGAGCCAGTAATTCCAGCTTTGCGCATAGTCATTTCAGTCGTATCTTTTGCGTTATAGATAACTGCGCCCTTTTTGACATTGGTTAGTGTTGGTAAACCATTATTGGCTATGCGTTGTTTGCCATTCTCTTGAATTATTTCTGGGCCTTCTTCGTTTACTAACGTCAAACCGCCACGAGCGCTTCTTGTGCCCTTTGCGCTTTCTTCTGGTTCTCTGCCGCCATGCACACGACGATCTCTATTACCACCTGCAGCTCTATCAATACTGCCAACAGCAGAGGCGGCATCATTGGCTTTTATCTTAACAGTGTCTAAACTAGTGCCCAACAAACTTAACTGTGTACGGACTTGACTAAATGTCGTGCTTTTTATGCCTTGCAATGTATCATATACATCGTTTGCGGCATCATCAGCATTACCAGCTTCATCTTTTAAATCGTCGATGTCCTTAATTGGATTTTGAAGCGTAACGTCAGACATATTCTGCAATAAGCTCTGCAATGACATTATATCTTGATCTGTAGCTCCAAGCTCACGCATTTTTTCAACAACACTGTTCATGTCAATATTGTTGTTTTCTGTTGCTACGCCAATGTCATTTAAATATCCAATTAAATCAGATGATGTTAATTGAGCGTTAATGCCGAATTCTTTCCATGCCTGAATTGCAGCAAACACGCCAGATTCACTAGTGCCAAGTGATGTAGCCAATTCTTTTAAATTGGTGATAGTAATCTCTGTTTGCCCATCAACGTCTTTATATGTAGCACCTACCAATTTGCCCTTTTCGGCTAGTTTCTGCATTGTATCGACAAAACCAAGTCCAGAATTTTTAGCATCACCAAACAAGGGCGATAATTTGGACATAGCTTCTTGTGCGATTCGCATAGCTTCAGGTAGATTATTTTTTAAGGCATCTATAAAGCTTTGATACGTGTTTTCATCGAATAGCAGTTGTGCGCCAACTCTGAATTTGCCACCAATTTGACCGCCTTCTAGCAATCCTTGCATTTCAGAATATACGTCTGCAAACCCTTCATAACCAGAAGAATAATCAAAACCGCCAGATGCTATTGCCTCATCGAATCTTGATTTAGCATTGATGGCTTTGTCCACCATATCAACATATTCCGCAAGGCCGATTTGAGCATTGATAAATGACATATCCTGGGATGCTTGCTCTACATGAGTAAACGATTTTGCTAAACCTTCGCTCATTCTAATCAAAGCGGCGGCACGCTCTTTCGTTATTCCATATGTTTTAGCCAACCCATGTATTTGTTGCGCTGTAGATTCTGCGCTATGCCTGACTTTATAATCAACAGCTGCCATCATTTCAAATTCTTTAGCGGTTTTTTCAACTGTTGCGTCTACATCTTGTCCTTCTTGTTTTAAAAGTTTATACGCATCATATTGTTTTTTAAAAGCTTCTGCTAATATTGTAAATCTGGCATGTTCCCAATCAGTGCCTTTACCATTAACACCTTCTCGTAATTTTGCAAACTCATCATAAAATTCAGCGGTTGTTAACTTGTTCTCTTTTATGACAATATTATAATTTAGCAGCGCATTCTCTAACTCACTTAACGCATTAGCTTGTTCCTTGCTACCTTCTTCTGCATCCAACCATTTCTGCGTTAAATTTTTTATATTAGGAATTACTCCACCAATCGCAGCTCCTACTTGGGTTATTGCATCTCTTGTGCTTAAATATGTTTTATTTAAAGCGTCAACAATTTGTGTATCTTCTTCAATCCATTCAAATTGAGGCCCAATAGACGATTTGTTATAAACCGCATTAACGCCAACAGTAACACCTTTCTTTTCAGCTGCACCTAATAGTTGTTTAGCAGCCTTAATTTTTTCTTCGTTTGCATCTTCTGCCATCGTCTTATAGATTGCAATCAAATTATTCAATCGATCAATTTCAGCTTGAATTTCAGGTGTCCTATCTTCCCATTGTGTAGCGTTTAAATCTTGCAGTCTATTTTTTGCTTGTTCATACTTATTCTGTAATCTATCTGCTTCCTCTGTTGCATTTTCAAAAGCTTCAACCATACCCTCGTACGATACTTTATATATCGCTTCTTCAATCATGTTTGCAACAGCTGGGATAACCTTACCCAATACTACGATAGCTGCCGTTATTGCTGCAATTGCTGGTAAAGCTACTGAAGAAGCACCACCAGCTACGGAAATAGCTTCTGCAAAAGTTCCAGAACCTTCCCTCACAAGGGATATCACAGCGCCAAATGTTTCAAATTGCTTTTTTGCGGCAGAAACAATCTTCATCGCTTTTAATAACGACGTAGCACCCCAACCAAGAGATGTAAGTAATGTAATCTGTGTTATAACTTGACCTAAACCAGTATCAGCAAGGCTTAATATGTCTGATATGCGATCCATCAAGAATTTAGCAAAGTCGTTATTTACAACATTATTAGAAAACGATTGCCATTTTGAATCAATTTCTGACAATTTAGCCTCAAAAGACTCCATATATCTAGCATTTTCTTTCATAGCCGAGCCTTCAGAGGATAGCGCTGTTTCATTTACTTTAACTGCCGTGTTAATATTGGACATAACAGCAGCCAATACTTTATATTGATTAGTGCCAGCTATTGTATCGCCCAAAGCAGTTTTTTGAGCATCGCTCATTGAATCCCATTTGGGCTTTAATTCCGTTAAAACATCGTAGGTGCTTTTTAATTTACCATTTGCACCTTCTACCTGTATTCCATATGTAGCTAATGCTGACTTGTTTTTTACAATTCTTGCCGCAATCGTAATAAGCCCTCTGGCAACCTGTGCATGTGTTCATTAAGGATCGTTAATCCTTAACGGTTTAATAAAGTGATTAAATTTTTCTTTCCATGTCTCATCATCAAACCAGGTATATGGTATTCTAAGCAATGGTATATTATTATCATTACAATACATCTGTTTTAATTTATCATGTTTTTTTTGTAACTCAAATCGTCTTTCTGCGTCCTTTTTGTCCCCACTAAACGCAATAGGCTCAAAGTGCTGTATCCCGTCAAT